ATTTTCCAAAATGTAAGGCAGACCGGAATGCAGAGCTATAGTTCGTAGTGGGACGATTAGTGCCGGGTGTGTGTGTGTGTGTGTGCCTGTACTTAGTAATACTATAGAACTGGCACGGCGGCGCTAACGACACAGCGTCGGCAACCTCCGCTAACCAAAGAGGGTCTATATCGAGAGCGTCGGCCTGTATGAATTGAAACGGGTAGTTCGGTTGTGGTTCCTTGTCGATACCGACTACTTCGAACCCAGCTTGCCATAGACCCATTGAGGTCCCACCGGCACCACAGCATAGGTCTACAACCAATTTGCAGAGCGGATGCTCACGTTTAATATCGGGACGTAATAACATTTTCTTGATACCTTCCCCACTTTATACAACACCAGATGAAATTATTTAATGGAAGTCTCCATAACTCCTGGCAACTTCCACGTCTGCCTTAAATGGCACGTATCCCTCGGTGACTGTTTCTGCTGTTTCTATCATGATCTTACTGAGCAACCGGCCCGCTTCCTCTTCATCGCCCTTGTCTACCTCAGCCATAATATCATCGTGAATAAGGTTGACGATGGGTATACCTTGCTTATCTGCCTCTACAGCAGCAGTCAGGCAGATATCGTTAGCCGTACTCTGAGGCATGTGTGCTGCCGCTTCATTCTTTACGTCGGTGATGTTCTGGTCAGTGACCAGGCGGAATCTACGGTGCCTACCAAACACTGTAACTAAGTCTTCACAATTAGCCGCTTGTGCCATGATCCTATCTCTGTACTTGATTACGTCTGGGATCTTCGCGTTAAAGTCGCTCTGAATCTTCATGGCTTCTGCTACTGGCATGCTGAATGCCTTGGCAATTGCTGTCGCCCCACGATTGTATGCAGTACCATAGGCGATAGTCTTGATGAGCTTACGACAGTTATGCTGAACATCTGGCGGGAAGCTGCCATAATCTGGGTACACCACGTAGCACATATCAGTGAATAGGTCGCCGGGACTCATGAACATCTGACGCAGGGTCTCGTCCTTAGCAAGCCATGCCATAACCCTGAGTTCAGCCTGACCGAAGTCGGCATGAACGAATATCTTTCCCTGCCTGGCTACGTACTGGCGCCGTAGCTTGCTCCCCTGCGGTGTGTTCTGTGCGTTAGGATTTCGACTCTTGAGGCGGCCAGTAGAGCTAAGCAAGCTGTAGTCAGAGTGGGCAGCGCCGTCGATAAGGCTGTTACGCAGTCCGATGACGTAAGTACTCATCATCTTACTGGCGCCTCTGTGCTCTAATAGGGTATTGCAGAAATCCACAACGTCATCACGTTCACCTGTCATTTCGTACCTGGCTACGATCTCCCTGATTGTGTCAGCTCTCGTATCTTCAGGGGTGAAACCAATAGACTCCAAGAACTTGCGAACTTGGGGTACAGAGTTAGGATTGAACTGGTCTAGGTTCTCACCGAAGTCGAGACTATCAAGCAACTCCCTGTATTCTTTTTCTAGTTCGTGATTGTAATCTAGGTCGATCTCTATACCACGTTGCTCTACGTGGGTAAGCATCTGACTGACGCTTAGTAACCAGTTGTATAGTCGGATTAGTTCTGGCTTGCCTTCCAGCCTCTTGTCAAAGTATTCTTTGAGCCGATAGGTAACTCCAACATCAATAGCGTTGTACTTATGCAATACGTCCGTATCAACTAGGCCATAGTCCAGACCCTTGAACCGATCACCGATCTTCTCACCTCTGGCCTTAGCTTCTGCCTTAGCCTTTCTCCTGCCCTCTTCCATTGAGTCCTTTATTACGTGCTTCCACTGTGGCGTGCCTAAATACTCGCGGCCCATATAGTCCAAACCATGAATGCCAGGAGTCTCGTTAAGGACGTAGCTCTGTAGCATACGGTCGCCTTTGATCTGGATATCAAGTAGACCATCTACGCCTAGGAACACATTAAGCACACGTCCAATGTCGTACTTAAGGTTCTGGCCGTCAAGACCATTACGCATGAATAGTTTCCCCATCATGCGCCGATTGTTCTCGCTGAACACGTATCGAGGGAAGACTACAGACTCGCCTTTGTCCCTATCCCAGATACCCAAGCATAGAACGTCTTTAATAGCTCCACCGAATGTCACATCTTTGTCGGCACCGCTCTCGGTGTCCACAGTGAGCGGAGAGCTGTCTTCTCGCCAGAGTCTCATAACTTCCTGGGTGGCTTCCACTTCACTGGTAACCGTCCTGAACGGGACGTCCTGCCACTTATTCCAGAGACCGTCATAGACCTTGGCAATATCACTGACAATGAATGGGAACACTGTATGATTGCGGAGTGCGTAGGCAGGGTGGAACGTGGGCACTACTAGCATGTCCGAGATGAACGCAGACGGCCTAGGCCCGCCCGCCCGCACCAGGGTAATGCCCTCTTTGTTGTCGAGCAGCGAGCGTGCTGCGTGCGCACCCATCGTGACGGCAGTATCGACCCCCGCTGTCTCAAGCTCATGAATGAGTCTAGGTCGGCAGTGTTCGATAGCCTTGGGCGGTAGTTTGTCGAATTCATCCTTCGGGTAGTGACACGCACTGGCGTTAGTTATTAGAGCCTCACTACGGTCTATCTGTAGATGCTTGAGGGTACCATCAAGTACCTTACCGCTAAGCCCAATAAATACACGCTTGCTCTTGATCTCGTTCTCACCTGGTGCTTCACCGATGAATGCCAGCCTATTGCCAGTAGAGCACGCCTTGACAGGGAAGGTACTGGGGACGTAGGTCCCACTCTCATAAAGAGGACAGCCAGTGCAGTCAGCATAAGGATGCTTATTGACAACAGGAGTGCTAACTTCTGGATCTGCTGGCCCAGACAATTCATCATCGAATCGTAACGGTTCTGTCATGTTGGTATCCTTTACCCAGCCCTCTCGGTAAGTCGCGTATAGGATTCCTGGTAATCTTCTACAGATGGCCGCATGGACTCTACGATAGTCTTTATCTTTTGTTGGACTAGATTCCAGTCTCCAGCTCCAATCTCTGGGTAGTCTTCATGAGAGGTATCTCCGATGATGAGGGCATAGTCAATGGTGCTGGCTAGTGCGTGCTTAGCTACCCTCTCAATATCTACTTCTAAGTTATCCATCACATTGCCCGGTTGCCGTGTCTGAAAGCCCTCGTCCGGTTGTAGTCCATCTTGCGGCGGTATTCAAATCCAAGGTCATAGCCGTATAGGTTGCAGCAGTAGCGGAGTCTGGCGTAAAGCCTGCTCAGGAATACGTCTACCTGCTGGATATTGCCGGCCTGATAGGACCGGAACGCGTCAGTGATACATGCGTGCATGATTGAACACTGATCACCGAATGACAACTTGTCATTATTGGTATTCTTGCAGCCTGGTAGCGGATACTGTGTGTCGATCTTCAGACCTCTACCGTGCGAGTAGTGAAGCAACCTCACTAGAACGTCCGCGAACTCACTGCCTACTCCCTCTGGCTTAGGCAGGCTACCGTTGCTGACTAGGCTGGTCTGATCATCGAACTTGGCAATCCTGAATGCTTCTACTGCCTCACTGACCTCGGAATGCAAAAGAGCGCACTCATCACCAAATGTTCTAGAACTGTCAGGTTCCCATCCCTTTGTAATTGCCCATTCGAACACTTCTCTTTGTGCTCCTGTAAACTCTCTCGGTCTCATTAGTCATTCCAACCTTTCGAAAAGTCGATAACGAATGAACGCCAGGAAGGATAGTGGCGGATAGAAGATCCACAGTGGAACACGTGCTCCCTAGGACCAATAATGATAATATTCTTTCCAGCTCCAATTGCAATACCATACTCTACGTGCCTACCGCCACGGGATTTCTCGCCTGTAGTAAATTGAATGAGCGTGTCGCACTGGAGAATTTCGCTGTAGTCAGTGAGCCCGTACGCTCCGCACTCCTGCATGTTATCCAGGTTTATAGATTTGCCGCCTATACCAGCACTTTCAACTTCATTGGGAGTATCGATCCACGTAGAGGTGACCTTATGTCCTAGTCCCTCGATAATGTCTCTGCAGCCTTGCATCTCGTTCTTGCGTGCATAGTCCGCTGCCAGATAGATTTTCATAGCTTATTATCATTCCTCTCTGGTTGCTGCTCTGTAGACGGTCCCACGACCTACCTTTGCTGCGATGACCAACCCTCTACCGATCAGCGTGGCCTCAATTTCGCTGGCCTCTCTGGCGGTGAGTCTGAACCGACGCATGATGGCGCCACGGTTAAGCCCATCTTTCGATTCTCTGATGTGTTTCTCTATGCGGAGTACTCTTACCTCATCCTTACCAGGCTTATCCTCAATACCTCTTGCTACTTCATACATGCTTTCTATCCATACTCCAGAGTAGGAGATAGCTTTTACCAAATCCTGAATATCCAGCATTGGTTCTAGGTTCTCTCGGTAAGCTCTGTCGGCGCTCAGTAGGATAGCTACCTTGATTATGCTGTTCATGCATCGTTCGTATAGTGGGGTGAATATATCTGGGTTCTCGCTGTTCGTCCCTAAGTGGTGAACGTCCTCTTCCAACTTCCGCATTCGTTCCCAGGCTTCTTGGGTTGCTTTCATTAGAAGTGGTTCTGCATTACCATTACTACTGAATGGACTACTAGTAGTTGTGTACCGGTTACTTAGTCCGCTCAGGTACTTTAGTAGTGAGTCCCTAAGTTCTGTAGTGCCCTGGTCTGGAGGACCTATTGGTTTCATATCCTCTATGCGTGTCCAACCACAGACGATCAGAAACCTAGGAAGGAAACCACTGTTAATGTGTTCAGCAGTTAGCAGTTCTGTTGTCTTTGACTTGATACCTCCACAGAGAATCTGGAAGTAAGGATTGTTTACCTCGATAACCTTACTCCGTAGAGTTCTCTTTTCCTCACCTCCGTCATAAAGCCTAGTCAAATCCTCCAAGAACCCTGACATGTATTTCTTATCTACTGTCTCGCTGAGAAATCCGCTGATCTCGTCTCTGTGGAATAGAGAACTCTTCCCATTCCTATCGGCCAGAGCGCTCGTAATACCTTCGCTACTTCCCTTTGTGCTCAGTACAATATCTGGGTCAATGCACTTAGCTAGCTTTACTGACATCTCCATGGCAGTGGTTTTTCTGGTCAGTGTGGTACCTGCCAGGATCATAAACCAGAGGTTGCAGCGGAACTCACCGAATGACGTGGGCAGTCTGATATGCGGACTCAGCAGAACAGAGAGCGCCATGAGCGCACCGGCTATGTGGTATTGGCTTGGGCTATCCGTGCACTGCGTTGCCCACTCGACGTACCTATCCACAAATGAGTCTTTGTCTAATCCTAGGTCTGTAGAGCGTATCTCGTCCTCAGTGAGCAGCGATGGCACGCTACTGGACGCCACACTGTCAGTAGCGTCCTTAAAGAGAACACTGAGGGGTGCGTACCTGTCATCGCCGGGAAGAGCTCCTACGGCTGACTGAGAGGCTTCTAGCACTAGGTACGTCTCTTGGGTAGTACAGCCGAGACGAGCACACATGCGAGCTAGCGACCATCTATCGTTGACCCTGAACAGATAGTCGAATGTCTCTCCTGACAGTTCCCTGCGCTTTGTTACTTTAAGGAAGGTATCGAGATCGCTAGATTCTATTTCTTGAACTAGCCATGGCTCAGAGCTATACTTCCAATTCTTGGTGCCGGGCAACCGGCGCAACCGGTTATCACTCGCTATGGGACCGTTCACTGATAGTGGACTGAACTCATCCTTAAAGCCATTCCGATACCAGTAGGCTTGGTAGCGCCCGGACGAGGATTCCACGACGAGATCAGGTCGTGGACTCACCAGGACGGGGGAGAGCATGTCGAGGTCGGCAGCGATGACAGGAGAGCTGATTACGGTACTCTCAGTGCTCTCCTGATCATAGAGAGCGGGGTAGAAGTAGACGTTCGTCCCCGACTTTTTTGACCATTCATCAACCTGCTCAGTGATGGACGCTATTCCACCGGGGTACTCGAATGAATGGCTCTCTCTCTTGCCACCAGAGATAGTGACTAATACTAGATAGCCTTCGTCGTCTCCGAATACCTTCTTGAGGAAATCCATAGCATGATTTCCTATCCCACTACTATTACCCAATCTTGCATTACGTATATCCCACAGACGAGAGGCGACCATTGTAGTTAATCGCCTCTCGTCTGTTGGTCAGATCACTAGTCTGAGTCAGGCCAGCATGTCGTTGGATGTGTACTCATGCAGACGGAACTTGCGCATCGTGTTACCATCCTCATAGCCGTCCTTAGCAGGAGTAGCGACAATATAGGCGTCTAGCTCCTTGCCGATCAAGTTCTCTTCCGCCCACTCATTGGTAGGATCGAATTCCTCAGTATCCTGAGTTGCGCGCGAGATACCGCACGCCTCAAGGAATTGCTTCATCTGGCCGATGTTCGTCTCGATCATCTCCGAGTGAGAATCAAGAACAAACTGAGTGAACACCCAACGCTTTTCGTGGGTACCGCTAGCGACGGACACGCCCAACTTATACATCAGCGATCCTGGGTTCTTGCTCTTATCCCCAGTCTCGGTCTCATACCAACGCTCCACCCTCACGTGCTGCCATCCATTCGGGATCGGCTTACTGCCCGCACCCGGTTCGACTCCAGCAAAGTTCAGGCCCAGATCGTCAAACTTACCCATCGTGTTCTCCTTAATAGATGTTGTGCTGTCGCGGGTTACTTGCTTCACCCATCCCAACCGCAGTACTTCAGCGGCTAAGTCTTTATCTACCGCCCGGAAAAAGGTGGCATGCCATTGGTAATCACAATAGTCCCCAGTGCTTGGCGATCTCTCGCATTGTCGGATCTTCTAGCGTGTCCGGTAGTCGGTCACCGCGATCACGCGCCATAACCCTGGGTGTGCCCTTGCTCTGTAACACTCGGCACCCTTTAGCTTCGTGGTAATACATGTAGAGGATGCTGTCAAATGCGCCACATGCCTTATTGAGGGCAGCGGGGGTGAAGTCGGGAACCCAAGAGGGTACTACTACCTCATCCATTTTGTTAGTCTTGGGCTTGGCGACGTTTCTTGACCATGCCGTCATAAATACGTGCATAGGGAGGTCGGTAAACGCATCGAACAGAATCCCCATCTGCGTGGCGCTAGTACTCCAGCCGCCATTCTGCATCTGGGCCGTCTTGAAATCAGTAAAGCTAGTATTCCGTCCACCCTCGGCACTGTAGTAAAGGTGCTCGATGCCACGTACTTGGGCGGTAGTCACACCATCGACACATACGCTCTTGAACCCGGCACCCTTAGTCTTGTGTAACTGGTCGAACACCTTCTGTAGTTGACTGAAATTCCTAATGTCAACTACACGGGCGTGTGGATACAGACTTCGTAGACTCTTAGCTCCCTTATCCACGTTGATAATAAGCATGGGTGACATGCCGTCAACATTGTCGGCCGACGCAATTAGGGGCGTTTTCCCAATAGAAGGCGGTCCGTAGACTAAGGCGCGCTCAAACTGCGTGATTGACTCTGCTCGATAAATCTTCAGGCCACCTAGGCTATCTGGAGTTAATACCTCTTCTTTCTCCGTAGCCTTTATCACTTCACCCACTGTACCCACACCCCTTATCAACTATTGATTCATGCATCCTTACTTACAGATAATCGATAGTCACATTCCATCGCCTGTCTAGTCAGGTGAGCCTCGCCCATTGTTTGGAAACACTGCGGAGTGGTGTCTGCTGTCCGTCGCTCCTGAAGGTCATACACGTACCACGTTCCGTCTCCGTATTCCCGCAACGTGTACCGGATAAGGTCAACCATTTCAGATTCCTCTCTCTTCCTGTAGCTCACGCAGTCTGATCATTAGTGGGCACTCTTCCAGCCACTCAATGTCAGTCTGGGCTAGCAATAAGCTGTAAGAACTATCGAGGCAGTCACTAGCAGCATCTCCATTAGGTCCCGGAACGCTCAGAACGTCAAGCTCGTAAGCGAACTTAAGTGATGCTGCATTACGTACGAGATAATCAATAACATTTGCTAGGCGGTTATCAGTCAAGTCGTCTACTCTTACTCGTTCTGCTAGTCTCCCCCAAAACTCAGTCTGATTGAGAATATCAAGTAGGGTAGGAAACTCGTCAGTGGATTGCTCGCCCGTAGTCACTCTGGATACCTGTCTTCCTTTACGTAGTCAGAGTTAAGAGTAAATTCGTAATCCAAGCCACGCATCTTCATCTCACACGGGCCTCTGAACACGCAGCGAGGACACGTGATAGGTCCGGGCGCTGCCCAGATGCGAACTCCCTTATCTATCATATCTTGCACTTCTAGGCTTACGTTAGTCAGTACTTCCTTTAACTCTGCTGTGTTCTTTTCTCGTCTGAACCGCTTGTGAAAAATGGGTGCTTCACTACTCTGCAAAAATTCTAGGAACTCATCGTAGGCACCGTCCGCTAGCCCGTCAAAATCCTCTTTCTTGACCGTCTGCAAATAAATGTCGTACGTGGTGCTCATGTTCTTGTCTTGACTGAAGATCCCACCATTACGCTTACGTCGTAACCGGACTGGAGGCTTAGGATAATCCTTCCTGATCTCGGCGAGGATAAATCCTCTCACATCGAGATTCATGACGTATCGGAGGACTGCACAGTAAGTGCTGAGTTGGTCGTGACTCCATACTAGGTTATCCTGGCTAAAGCGGTTGGTGTTTTTCTCATTACCATCGACAGCCTTATCGCCGCCTACAGTGTTGTGAGTTAGTAAGTGGTCATCGACCACATATAGGGAATCGCTGTTAGAGACCCTAATACATAAGGTCTCTTCCTCACTGTCAGGTTCAATGGAGATGATTTTCTTTCTGTTCTTATTCCTACTAGGTGTGAATGTACTAGCCTTACGTTCGAGTGTGAAAGGATTAGCATTATTAGGTAGGTACACGGTGACTACACACTCAGGGACAGTTCCACCTTTACGTGTGTGATCCCTAATCCAAATGAATCCACGCCCACCCAACGAGTCGACCAATTCTTTAACGTCTCTAGCTAGTTGGTGCGAAGTAGTATAGAACTTAGAGTTACCTTTCTCAGTACCGCCGTCTGTGTCCATAAGTCCTGCGAGCAACGCTAGTCGCTGTGCTATTGAGCCACGCTTATACGTCTCAGGTATGAACTTGTTGATAGACAGGTGTCCCATTAGACCTAGGTTACGCATATCGGGAATGGCACCACGGATTGTGTGGCCGTATTTACCGTCATAGAATCCAAGTGACCAGTGATTAGGGGCATTGGCCATAAGTTTAGGTACCAAGCCGTCGCCATTGGTGAACCTGACTATTTCCGTACTCATCCCCCCATCACCTATCAAGAGCCCCAATACGTAGGGGTCTACGTCGTATTGCTTCTCTGTATACTCAATAGGCTCTAGCTCTGGGAGGAAGTAATAGCCGCCACACTTCTTAGCTAACTCGTCTTTGACTTGTTCAGTAGTTAGTACCTTGTCTTTAACAGAATAGCTAGTGCCGACAGACCAAAGATGTTCCCCCGTAGCGCGAGTTACCGACCCATCTCTAGTCGTGATTTTGTAGACCTGTTTACGTCCTTGCGGATAGACCCCGATGACCTTTTGAGCTTTACCGTCACGGCCTACTATTTCACTGCCGACAGATAGCGCTCCTAGGGTAGTCCGACCTTCCAGTGTTAGGACTGTGGTATCTAGTGGTTGAGCCTTCCAGTCGCCGACTAGGTAGCCGCCGTGCTCTAGATCTTCAAAGATAACGTCAATACGGCCTTCATGTACGACGATATCGCCTAGGTCGTGTTTTTGACCACAATTAGTATTCCAGCACCGGAGGTTATCTCCAGTCTCTGGATCGAATAGCGGAACCTGAAACTTTACTTCCGTCTTAACCGGCTTTAAGTTGGAGTCCTCTACAGGATGGATAGTCAGGACGTAATGCTCCAACATCTTAATGCCAAGCTCGACACGCCCGGCGTAGTCGTCCCTTCCATCCCATGTGAGTCTGGTCTGACTCGTAGCTGCCAGGTATCGGTCTCGCTGTTCATTGCAGCAGTTGGTGAATGCCTCGATAGCAAGAGCTAGCTTCTGCCAGGGTGTGGTCTGGTCCCAAGTGGCCGGGTTATAGACAACCTGCATTCCGACGTGGAACGCTGTTCCGAATTCAAGAGCTTGCGGACTGACAATAGGTTGCCAGCCTTCGCGCCACCCCCAATTCCACGCTCGCTTACAGCGACGGGCAGCTAAGCGCTCGGAACTCCTGACAATGTGGGGCATTAGTGACCAACCTCAGATAGAGCAATCCGTAAACGACCAGTCGGCTGCATGTCTTGCCCTCTCAATTTCCCTACGCAGATTATCATTCAGGCTGTGAGTGTGACACCTAAGAAGACTAGCACTACTTGGTCCTAGGACGCAACGTCGCTGGTCGTACTGATCACGGTGGCTAGGGCCTTTCGTCGGTCGCCCTGGTTCATTCCTCCCCAGATCCCCCACACGTCTCCGTGTTGAAAAGCGTACGAGAGACATAGGTCCCGGACTGGACAACCGCTGCAAATCTGTTTGGCGGCAGCCTGTTGGCCCCTATTGTTACTGAACCATTGGTCGGGAGTAGTTGACGACCGGCAATGCCCTAATAGCTTCCAACTATCCCCATCCTCTCCGTAGTCGCTCAGTATTGCAATGGCAGCTTCTGTTACCAGTTCAGTCACTTTGTTTATCATGCCGATCTATCCCCGTCCGTCTCCACAACCGCCCTGTAGTTCCTGCCTAGGAACTCATCCTTCCATTCTTGCTTAGTGCGTACTCTATCTAGCCGCGCATAATCCACGGTCGAGCGAGTACGGATATCGATGACAGTGAGGGGTCTACGCTTACCTACAGCCTTGCCACGCCCGATAGCCTGGCCGCGTACGCGGGGGTTCCACGGGCAGTCGATAAATACCTCAGTGTCAGCTCTGTCTAGCTCAATACTCTCGCTGATGTGGCCGGTAGTGCCGATAATTATGTCTACTTCACCTTCTTGGAATCTGCGCTCAGATTCGTTGACCTCTTCATTGTTCAATACGTATGAGTACTTGATGCCAGCATCATCCATTCTCTTCATAGCTAGCTTGACCATGCCTGGGTACTGAGAGAATATGATGGTAGGCCCGTACTTGGGTATATCGCTGATTATCTGCATTAGAGCGTCCAGCTTGGGGGACGGCTCTACCTGATGGATAGTAGTAGTGTCTACCTTCTTGCGGACCTTAACCATCTTGCCAGTGTTCTCGTCAAGTTCCCTGTACGTGCGCCATACCTGCCTGACCTCGGCGATGCCGTAGGCTTGTGCGAGTTGCTGTAGTCGCATGGCTGCTACCATCGGGTATTCAGTGATAATGAGATCGTCTCCCATCATCATCATTTGCCAGTCAACCATTTCTCGGTAGGATTTTTCCTGCTCAGGTGTCATAGTGACTGCCCGTTCCTCAAACTTGACTGGGATTTGGCCTGGGTCGATCTCTTCCAAGGTCATACTGACAAAGAATTCACTGATTTCTCGTCTGAACTCATCGACGTTGATCGGAGCGCCATAACTAAAGTAGGCACCATTACGACCCTCTAGCTCTTCTACCTCTATGTGCTTGCGTATCCACTTCCAATAGCTGGTGTACTGTTTGGGTCTAATCCAGTTGAGCAGTGACCAGATATCCTGCGGAACGTTGTCGTCAGGATCGGCGGTCAGGCCGATCTTAAACCTAGTTCTTAGTCGCTTGAGGGCCTTAGTGCGCTGTGAGTTTCGATTCTTGGCCGCGTGCGCTTCATCGGCGATGATGACTGCCCAGTTGATAGGCTGTAGCACATCTAGGTTACGTGCTAGTCCTGCCCAGTGGATTTGGTACACATTTCCATCACATGGATTTCTGACCAGATCGCGCCACTTACCACACTTGGGCCGGTCCACTAGATGGAGGTTGCGTAGGTCAGTTCCGATCTTGCGTAGATCTCGAATCCATGGGGAGGTTTTGTCAGAGATAATGAGAATGGGACCGGTGACACCACGGTCCATGAGATTATAAGCTAGGGCTAGTGCAGTGATGGATTTGCCACCACGCTTGTCGTAGGCTACCAGGCAGCCACTGGTCTGTAAAAACCTCTCGACATCTCTTGCCTGGTACGGTCGCAGCTCAACATTGCCCACGTGCATAACTCGCCCACCCCCACACCCAGTACAGCACCCAGTAACTCACCTGCACCGCTACCCATGCGGTTTAAATCAGTGACGCTGTTTCATGATTCCAGTCCTGCGCCTAGCGTAGTTCATCCGGCCAATTTCAGAAGTAGTCAGTAGGATAGCTGCCATAGGAATGAAGATAAGCCACCAGTAGCTACTGAGAAACTGTAATGTCGCAGCAATGCCTGGGTAGAGGAATGAACCCACCCAATAGATAGCTAGTACTAAAACTGCCCCCAGGGCGATTCTAATAATCATCTCACTGCACCGCCTTTGTTGTCGTTACCCACATGCTTCCCTATTGCTTTTTGCAGTAGTGGACTCTCCGCTTTAATCTTGTCTACACAAGGCTTGCATGTTATCTGTTTATCGACATAAGCTACTAGGTCATCTTCATATAACGTACTACCACATTTGGCGCAGCCGTCCGGTCGATATGACTTCACTTTGAATGCTCGTCCTATGTTTGGCATTTCCCCCACCTTAGCCAGCATCGGCGTATCTATTCTCGATTGCGTTGCCGTGACCTAGGCTATACTTATGAACTAGCTTATATAGTTCTGCCTCTCCCAGTTCAGTAACTTCGTAGTAGTGCCGTCTTGGGCCACTTACTGAGCTATCCAGCTCCCAGGAGTCAGAAAGCCAACCCTCATTAGCCATTCGCTGTAGGATATTATTAATAGAGCCTCTACTTATATCCAACTTTTCGGATAGCTCATAGGACCAACGCCGATCACCAGGATTATCTAGCAATTGTCGGGCGACTGCCAACGTCGCTAGTGTCCGCTTGATCGTCTGTCCCATAGTCACCAGACTATCACCTAGAGCGGTCTACTACTAGGTTCAACACGGGCAGGCTAGGCATGATCATCGGTGCTGGGTCGGTCTCAGCCTGCGGCCAGTAGGGGCGTTGCCTAGCGTCCTGCCCCTCAGCTCCAACCTGACAAGATCAAGAGGTACGTCCGGTGTAACCACCCTCGGTGGGTCTGTTGATCATGCTAGCGCGAGCTTGAGAGCTCCATGATCAACAGTGGAGGCATGGCTAGCGTATGCAAGGTTCGAGCGGGTATGCAGACATAAATCAAACGTAGAAGATGATCTAGGAGGCCCTATAAGCCCAGGTCAGAGGTAGTAGAGAGTAGTAGAAGAGAGTAGTAGAGAGCAGAGAGTATGAGTGTTTGCAGGGTTCTGGCTACGTACAGGTCACACTGTCCGGACTGTCCCCGTTTCGTTGGGGGATCAAACTTTCAAACTTTGCAAACGTTCGACGTTTGCGCTGGTCAGAGGTTCGCAGCGTTTGATTTAGCGTTTGCAACGTTTGCAAGATCATTTACCGTTCTGCCCCAGTCTGTGTGCGTTTGTCCGTTTCTGTAGTCGCGGTGGGTGTACGTAAAGGTCGATTAGAGACAGTACGTACATGGCAGTTGCGCACATGTACAGGACACCCTAGGCTCTATTGGTATGACCGTACGTTACAGATACAGAATTGTGTAACGTACGGGTCATCGTGTTAGGTTACACTTACTAGGAAGGTGATCATCGATGGACAGTGTGGATTTCCTGCGGAAACGTGTGGCGGCCCAGCTCAGCCAGGCCGAGGTAGCCCGCAGGACGGGCTACAGCCGTACGCACGTCATCGCTGTTGAGGCCGGCCAGAGACGCGTATCAGCAGAGTATGCTAGTTCGTTCCTCGCAGCTCTCCAAAGTGGCGGGAATGGAGGCAGCGTAGGAGGGCCGGTAAAGTATCCGGTCTTGCTAGCTAAGGAGAAGGCACGTACTGCAATTGCTCACATAGACACAGCTATCCAGGACCTAGAGCGGCGTGACCACACACTTAATCGGGTGAGGTCGGCAGTAGGTAAGCTGACTATACAACTTAATCTATTGCTTGACAATACGTCTGGTACTGACAGCAGTGAGTCCTCAACAGAAATCTCTAGCGCTGATGATTACAATTATAATAGAGTGGCCCAATTCATCAGGGACGTTACACTGGAGATGATGACAGACCACAGACTGCATTTCCTATCAGACGAGCGCGTAGAACAGTTCTTTGGATGGCTGACAAAGGAATTAACTGTAGGAGTGCGCCGTGCTCGTAACTTGGACGAATTAGGAAAATTGAAGGAGGTTGATAGCTAATTGACTGGAGTCGATAGCTGGTGATTCTCGTACAAATAGTCAGACCCCCGCAAAGCCGAGGGGCAATGCGGGGGTCCTTCGGGTGTTGCAGTGGGTAGCTACAGAGTATCCCGGCCTATGCGCGTGGCGCAACAGACAATACCACTTCCGTGTGGATACGGAGTGTCGTATGGCTCACTCTGTGCGTTTACCTGAGTTCATTTCCGGGACTATTGTGACTGTAAGCCGTACTGTAGTAGTGGAGGTGTGAGTATAACAGTACTGAGCAGTGCCAACATACGGAGGTTACTCGAATGATGGGGCAGTTAGAGCCAGGTGAGTGTATTCTCGTATTGGCTGGGTACGATTTCAATGAGGTTGTTCAGTTTGCCACTATTCATGTGGTGAGGGCAGACCCAGTGATACGGATTACTAAAGAACTATATGACGTAATGGCTAATGGTAGTGTCCACCCGTCTGTCACTATGGAGGACGGAATTATCACTATCTCTGGTTCCAATAGGACAGTTATCTATAAGGTTGGAGAGTTCAACTACGAACTTGGGTGCTACCAATGTCATTGGCCCGACTAAAGTTGGACACAGCAAAAGGACCGATCCCCCGCTGCGAGGGTCGGCCCTTTTGCTTTACTAGTTTAACAGTCAGTTCTTGGTCCCTGCGGCAGCAGAAGCGGGGGACTTGGTGTCCTTCGTGGCAGTGCCAGCAGCGGAAGCGACCTGAACACCGTTGCCAGTGTTGGCATCCTTCGCAGCGGGCTTTCGGCCACGCCGACCCTGCCGAACCGCCCGGAGAACCGGGACCGGCTTTGCGTCCGTACCGACCAGACCGGACTGCGCAAGCTCGGTCCGCGCGTCCAGAGCGTCCTGCTCGCTGTCGAACGTCCCATAACTCGCTCCACCGTCCGTAGTGGGCAGCACGTAGCCGCTGGGACGGGTACTGACCATCAGCTCACCGTTAGCCATGATAATAACTCCTGTCTCGCCTAGTTGGACCGGCTAGCGGAGTGCTAGCTCTTGTCATGTGGTCTGGGCCTCAGTTTGGCCCTGCACTCGTAGAGTATCAGAGGATGTCGTAGTGGTCCAGTCTTTTACGGAGCTTTTCGATGAGTTCCGTAGCTTCGGCCAACGTTGCCCCCTCTATGGCCCGGTTCGGGGAGCTGACTTGGAGACCGGCCTCTATGAGCCATAGCAGGGAGGCATTCATACTTATACGAGGGTTAGTGCTCTCTGCGTACTGGCGGACGCGGGAGTGCAGGTCTGACTCTGGGTCAAATCGAATAGTCATATTGATTCTGGTCATGACAGAGATGGTAACTCAACGTAGTTGCTATCTGCAACCGTGACTAGTACGCTCATAGAGCGGACCACCCTGCAATCCGGTACATGGGGCGAGACGGGGCCTGTACCGAACGAGGGTGGTCCGTCTCCTATGGTCCCTTAATACCAGTGGCCGTGTCAGTAGGCATGGCCCAGAATGGCCTGTAAGCTAATGGCAACGGGGCGAGACACCCTATCACTACCTATCGGTGGGGCAGGTGTCGAGTTATGCCCGTACGTGGGAGCGTACTGCGTGGCCCGGTACGTATCCGGCTGATACATGATCTGGCATTAGATGCATGGTCAGAACGCGACTTAGCCGAGAATTATGGTGTCGCTCAGCCTTCGATTCATGAATTCAAGATTCGGAATTCTTATCAGATCGCGTGTGCGCGTGACTCGATAGAGGATCATTTCTCGGCTCTGTGGATCGCTAATAAGGTTTCCCGGCTCGCTGAGCTGGAAGATGATGTAGAGGATATCAACGCAGCGTTGGTGAATGCGACTGCGGATATCAAGCCTAGGCTTTACCTGGCTAAGCACAGAGCACTGAGAAACGCAGCGGAAGAGCTGGGCCAACTTGCACCGAAAGCGGTTAATGCTACGGTGAGCGTCCGTTATGAAATTGCTAGCGTAGATATGACGGCCCTAGAATGACGGCCACGCTCACACACCGGTACGAGCCGAGAGGTTCGGCTGTCAGTGTGTTCAATTCCCAGGATGACGAAGTTCTAGTCAGCGGCCCAGCTGGCACTGGCAAGAGTCGGGCGTGCTTGGAAAAGCTGCACATCTTATGTTTAAAGAATAAAGGTATCACGTGCCTTATCGTGCGTAAGACATTAGCAAGCCTAGGCAGCACTGCGTTAAAGACGTACAGAGAGATTGTAGCGTTAGAGTCTATTGAAGCTGGAATTGTCGAGTACTATGGCGGCAGTGCGGAGAAGCCGCCTCAATATCGATACAGCAATGGCAGTTCAATCATCATCGGCGGTATGGACAAGCCGAGTAAGGTGATGAGTTCTGAGTACGATGTTATATACGTGCAAGAGGCTGTAGAGCTGACAGTAGATGACTGGGAAGCCCTCACTACTCGTTTGCGTAACTGGAAGTTGAGCTTCCAACAGCTTCTAGCTGATACTAACCCGGACCGGCCTACTCACTGGATTAAGAACAGACCAGCATTAACCATCCTAGAGAGTCGGCACGAAGAGAATCCAGCACTGTTCGACAGTGATGGTAATCTCACCGAACGTGGCGGCATCTACATTGGCAGACTGGATAAGCTGACTGGTGTCAGGCTAATGCGTCTGCGTAAAGGTCTCTGGGTAGCGGCTGAGGGAATTATCTTCGAGGAGTACGATCCGATAATTAACTTGGTCGATAGATTCGACATACCGGATAATTGGGTTCGTTGGTGGGCGGTTGACTTTGGGTTTACGCATCCATTCGTGCTGCAACGATGGGCAGAAGATGAAGATGGCCGGTTGTGGCGGTACGCGGAGCAATACCACACTAGGCGACTAGTTGAGGACCACGCTAGGGACGTACTTAATCAGGTGTGCCCAGGTGCCCCTGAGGGCAGTGCTCCTGGGGCGCATGGTGAGTGGCGTGAGCCTAAGCCCCGGGCCGTTATCTGTGATCACCAGGCTAGCGACAGAGCCACCTTGGAGCGACACCTAGGGCTTAGTACGGTCCCGGCGTATAAGGCCGTCACTACAGGAATCCAGGCTGTCCAGAGCCGTCTCAGGCCGGAACGTGATGGTAAGCCTAGGCTGTTCCTACTCAGGGACTCTGTGTACGAAGTAGACGCGGAATTGAGAGAGCACAATCTGCCTACATGCACGGAGGATGAGTTCCCTAGCTATGTCTGGGCAGGCACCACTAAAGAACAGCCAATCAAGGCTTACGACGATGGCCTAGACGCTATGCGGTATTGCGTAGCAGAACTCGACTTAGCTAGTAGACCACGTGTACGGATAATGGGATAAGTGATCTAGTGCTGATTAAGGACACAGTGGTAAGGCTATGACTATCCCTATCAGGTCAGTGGAGTCAGTAACTAGCGAGCGTGAACCTGAACCTACTGGGGTGCTCGCTAGCCACGTGATCGGTGCGCTGAGCGGTGTCGATTCCTGGGATGCTCTCTTAGTTCTGGGAGTTGGCTTCCTGTTCGCTGGCCTATGGTTGTCAGTGAGTTTAGGCGTAGCTCTGGCAGCCGTAGGTGGTCTGCTAGTTGTAGGCGGCCTCATGGGTGCCCGGGGTAAACAGCTATACGTAACCAACACTCAGGGTAAGGAAGGCTAGCTGTGGGATTAGCAAGGACAATGGTGCGCACGAGACCACGTAGTCAAGTCTCGGTGTCGAACCTTGCCCCTGTCCCTTACTCACCTACCAGGAGCCTTACATTCGCTGAACCACATAGAGGGAATACTGAAGCTCAGCTCAATGCTACTACTAGCGTTGGTATTCTCTTTGCTATTGTCAATAGGCTCACTATGGCTACAGCGGGTCCTACCTGGCATTTATATAAGACAGCGGCAAGTGGTAAGGAAGAGGACAGGAAGGAGATAACCTCACATGCCGCTCTAGATCTGTGGAACCACCCGAATCCATTCATGCCAAAACAAGAGTTCATAGAGGTATTCTCCCAGCATGTGGAGCTTACTGGAGAAAGTGAATGGGTTGTAAGCCGTAGTAGCGTAGCAGGGTCAACACCGCTAGAGCTATGGCCGGTCCGCCCGGATCGCATGGAACCTATACCGGACCCGCAGAAGTTTATATCGGGCTGGACGTATAAGACTCCAGACTCTACCAAGATACCACTAGGTCTAGACGAAGTAATCCAGATTCGTATTCCTAACCCGCTTGACCCTTACAGAGGTCTAGGCCCAGTGCAAGCAATGCTGGTAGATATCGACAGTGCTAGGTATAGCGCTGAATGGAATAGGAATTTCTTTAGGAACAGTGCTGAACCGGGCGGCATCATTGAGGTTGATAAGAGACTCAGTGATGATGAATTCAATGAGATGACAGATAGGTGGAGAGAGCAGCATCTAGGCGTGGCTAATGCTCACCGAGTAGCGGTGCTTGAGCAAGGTAGATGGGTAGAGCGTAATTACTCCATGAAAGATATGCAATTCACTGAATTGCGTAAGCTCAGCCGCGACGTGATCTTAGAGGGATTTGGTTTCCCCAAGGCAATGATCGGTGCGGTCGATGATGTGAACAGAGCCAATGCTGAGGCTAGCGAATACATGTTCGCCAGGTGGCTTGTCGTCCCGAGGCTGGATAGGATTAGGGGCGTATTGAATCACGAACTCCTGCCTATGTTTGGAGCTACCGCGCAAGGGTTGGAGTTCGATTACGATTCGCCGGTCCCGGAGGATGCGGCAGCGGACAATGCCGCACTGACAGCCAAGACTAACGCTTTCGTCGCTCTCGTTGGTTGTGGTGTCCACCCAGATGACGCTGCCGATATCGTTGGCTTGCCTAGGTTGACTAACGCACTGAAAGAGATGGCAGTACCGGTGCCTGTTATCGCTCCTGCGCCCACTGCCAACGATCCGGCCGCTGTACCAGCTGCCAGCAATCACAGTAATGGGCATAGTAATGGGGTGCTCGTATGAGAGTTCGTCCTAGGCTAACGAATAGAACGGCGGAGCAAAGTGCCGTGCATACTGCGCATACTGTGGGCACTGCTGGCAGAGTCAGTAGTACTAGGGTGCCGTTGGTGAGCACTCGGAGTTGGTACCGTATAGAGAACCACAGACAGAGTAGTAGTGCGACTGTCTATATCTATGACGAAATTGGATTCTGGGGGATCACTGCCAGCGACTTTGTGCGGGAATTAGACTCTCTTGACGCTAGGCATATCGACGTGCATATTAACAGTCCGGGCGGCGATGTTTTCGACGGTATCGCTATCTACAATGCTCTTGCTAATCACGCTGCGTCGGTGACTACCTATATTGACGGACTGGCCGCGAGTGCTGCGAGCTTTATTGCCCAGGCCGGATCACCAGTAAAGATAGCACGCAATGCGAGTATGATGATCCACGACGCTGAAGGTATCTGCGTAGGCAATTGTGCGGCAATGCTGGAGATGGCAGACCTACTGGATGCCGCTAGCAACAATATTGCAGATATCTACTCGCGTAGCGGTGGGACCGTACCACAATGGCGCGACCGAATGAAAGCAACGACTTGGTATCACAATGGTCAGGACGCCGTGGACGCCGGGTTAGCCAACGAGGTTTATGAGCCTGACCAGAATGGCAACAACCCTGATAGCGGTGCGAGCAGCAGTGTGGAAGACGTAGTAGACCGTTCGGTGGTTGGTACTAATACTGTACTGGTCACGTACAGACCGGAGAACACGGCCTGTCCAACGCACCACACAGCTACGGTGGATAGCACGTGGGACGCTAATGTCCAGACCAGCAACCTGCCCACGCCTATCCCGTTGGCAGATGTTAAGAAGGTCTATGCGTGGTATGACAACAGCCGAGTAGAGAATGACGAGATTCCTAAGGATGGGTGCAAACTCCCCCACCATATGGTTGGCACGGACGGCACGCCGGGCGATGCGAACCTGCCAGGTTGCCGGAATGCGTTAAGCCGACTTTCGCAGAGCGATATCCCAGATAGCGAGCAGGAAGCGTGTCGTGCCCATTTGCAAGCTCACCTAGATGATGAAGAACAGAGCGAGGGTGAGGGTACGGAGACCGACGTGCTGAGTGTGGCCGTTGGCATGACCCTCGACGCGTCAATGCTGCGTAGTGCGTTCACTACAGCGTTAGTGGAGGCTGAAGCGCCGCCGTTCGATGTTGAGCAGTTCAGACTGACTATGGCAACAGTGGCAGCTAATTGTCCTGCCGTCGCTGTCGATGCGCCGCCATTGTTGGAACTACCGCCTATGCCCGCACCCGACAACACGATCAGGTGTGAATGTGGTAGGCCGATCCATGATGGTGAGACATCAGACGCAGACCACGTTATCGACCCGGCCACTATGCGGCACATCATGAATGATGCGGCAAACAATGCACCCGCTATGCCAGACCAGACCTTGCCGGTAGTTGCATCTGGGGATCATCCGGTGATCAGTATAGATATGGAATCGTTCACGGAAGCTATCAGGAGAGGGTTGTCATCATGACTACCGCACTAGTAGGAGTACCGTATAAGTATCGCAAGCAGTTGTATGACTATGGATTCGGCGTCGGCGATATCGGGCGTGTGCTGAATAGGACAGCTAATCCGGTTGCGCCGACACCGGATGGGTCGCCTACGGTGGACGAGTTGACCATTCCTGATACTCCTGCTGAGCTGGAATCAATGCTAGGCGACAGTAAGAGGATGCAAAAGGTCTTCGGGAACCGGGACGCTATGTCTACATTCCTGACTAACTACGCTCGGAACTTCATTTCCAAAGAAATGGAAATGGCCAAGCAAATCAAAGAGCAGGTTGATACTGAGCTGCAGCGGGTAGTCGCTGAGTGGGCAAAGAATGAGAGCGGAGATACTATCTATCGCCCCAGTCTGACTAGTCGAGATGTAATGGCTAGGGGCAGCGCGCGTACCAACCTCTACAATCCTCGCGCGATGGGTGCTGCCCTCGATAGGGATTTCGACAGCCAGGCTGATTTCTTTCGCACTATCTGGCACAATGTCAATAAGACGGCCGATATCCAGACAAAGCTACAAAGGATTCGTGCCGCATTCAGCTCTACTGTTCCGTCTGAGGGTGGCTTCTTGATCCCTGAGACGTTGAGAGCTGAAATCCTTGAGGTCTCTCTGGAGACGGCTATTGTCCGTCCGCGTGCACGGGTTATCCCTATGGAAACGCTCCGTGTGCCCTTCCCTGCCATCGACAGTACGTCGAACGTGAGTTCGGTCTACGGTGGCATTGTTGCTTACTGGACGGAAGAGGGGGCAGCACTTACTGCTAGTCAGGCGTCGTTCGGCAGAATCGTGCTGGACGCTAAGAAGCTGACAGCGTATACCGAGGTCCCCAACGAGTTGGTCAGTGACTCTATTGGATCATTCCAGGCGTTCCTAGACCAGATGTTCCCCGAGGCTGTTGGTTTCTATGAGGATGACGCATTCCTGAATGGCACCGGTGTGGGTATGCCTTTGGGCGTGTTCAAGGGTCCTGGTGTTATTAGTCAGTCGGCCGAGGTCGGACAGGCTAGTAGCACAATCGTGTGGGAGAACCTAGTCCACATGTACGCTAGGATGCTCCCCAGCTCGTTGAGCCGGGCAGTGTGGATCGTCTCCCCGAATACGATCCCTGAACTCGCCACGATGGCTCTCAGCGTCGGTACTGGAGGTTCTGCGATCTGGCTTACCAACGGCCAGGCGGACGTTCCGCTCACGATTCTCGGTCGGCCGGTTCTGATCAGTGAGAAGGTCCCGCCACTCGGTAGTGCTGGTGATGTGAACTTCGTTGACTTCGGTTTCTACCTGATCGGTGACCGCCAGGTCATGTCCGCGATGAGTTCGCCTCACTATAAGTTCCAAAACGATCAGACGGCGTACCGCATCATTGAACGTGTGGACGGTCGTCCGTGGCTGCAGTCAGCTATCACACCACGGAACAATGGAGATACCTTGAGTCCTTATGTCAGTCTAGCGGCGCGTCCGTAATGATTACTCTAGTCGATAGGTCCATTCAGGTAGCACCTAGTTCTACTCCTGAGTTCGGATCGTGCCCAGACAGTGTGTATGCATCGTGGATTGCACGTGTGCACCTTAATAAGACTCCAGTCAATGCAGGGGATCAATACGTGTGGTTGTACGTACAGTTAATCCCGCCAAGGTTCGTGAATTGTATTATCACGGTTAAGGCCGGAGACGAGTATCCACCAACTGAACCGACGACGTAATGTTGCCACCCTAGTCAGGCATTAGCACCCCTGATTAGGTTGTCCGCAGTGGCATTAACCCCCCACTAGGAAGGCAAAGAAATGGAAGGTCTAGGCAGGCTGTTCGATGTGTCTACGGCATTCGTCCCGGTAGACATGCAGACGGGTACGAACACTGGGAAGCGCATTCATCTGAGGAATACGCAGGCTATCACCTTTATTCTGTTCAAGGGTGCTGGTACCGCTGGCGATGATCCGGTGGTGTCGCTGCAACAGCATACGGCAGCGAGCGGTGGTAGCAGCGCTGCACTAACAACTATTACGCACTACCACCTCAAGAATGCAACCACGCTGGCAGGTACGGAAACGTGGTCAAAGATTACTCAGTCAGTATCGGCCAGTATCACCGACCCAGGTGGAGCCGGTACCTCTGCGGAGTCGCAGCAAATCGTGGCTATCCCCGTGGATGCTGCCCAGCTCAGTGATGGTTATGAGTGGGTATCGCTCAATGTCGCGGACGTTGGAGGCAATGCTCAGCTTGGCTGTGCACTCTACATTCTGCATGGCTTGGAAGTTCAGCGTAAGCCTGAAAACCTAGTCCAGCCGCAGGCATAAGGGGAGCTGAATAGACCATGAGCGTTATTATCCAGGGTAGTCAGCTACGTACTATCCTATTGGGCGATAAGGTAGAGCGGGCAACTGCTACTATCCCACAGACAGCTACACAGAACATCTTCACCGTGAGCGGCGGGGCTATTTTGGTGACTGGACTAGTGGGCCGGGTGACCACAGCTATTGGCGGTACCGCTACTACGTTGAAGGTGAGCACCGCCCCTACTGTTGGTACAGCGGTAGACCTCACTACGGCAGTGGCTATTACCAGCAAGGAAGTCGGCTCAGTTATTACTCTGCCCCTCACTGCTGGCGCGGCTATCATCGTGAACAATGGCGGGGGCGGTGGGCAGGTACCCGGACACGCACCCTATGTGGTGCCAGCAGGAGCTATCTCCATCACCACCTCAGCGTCCACGACAGGAGCGATTAAGTGGACGCTGACATATATCATGCTTGATGACGGCTCGGCAGCGGCGGCGGCGTAATGGTCAATACTCCAGTAATTGGCAGATATTCTGGGACGGCAGCCGATAATCACCATGCTGTCCTCGCAGACCAGCAGGGGACTACCGGGACTGGGGCCGCACTGCGGGCGGAATCGGCTAACGCTCAGGTACCTGCTATCTCGGCTAAGGGTAGTGGTGTGTTGCTCTCGCTGGAGAACTCCAGCGGCGTGCCGGTGTTTGCAGTGAGTCAGGCTGGCCTGGTCACAGCATCTGGAGGTATTGGGAGCGGTGCGGTCTCTGGTGACGTGACGGTCACTGGTGGCAATGTAGTTATTGCTACGGCAGGAAAAGGTCTACAGATAGAAGAGGGCAGTAATGCCACGATGGGAACACTCACTCTGAATGGTGCTACTCCTGTCACGGTGGATACGACTGCTGTTACTGCCACGTCGCGTATCTTCCTTACCCACAACGCAGTTAGCGGGACTCCTGCGTTCGTTTGGGTATCGGCTAGGTCTGGCGGTACTTCGTTTACCGTCACTGGTACCGCACTCGATACCTCTGCTGTCGCGTGGTTGATTGTGAATCCGGCGCCATGATAGTAGCTAAGCGTGTGGTGTGGACATGCGAAGGGTGTGGATCTGACTATGCCGTCAATCTGACTCGGTGTCCACGATGCCACTCTACGGAATTGGTAAGGGGAGACAAGGATATGGCAAAGGTAACTCGACACGGCGGAGCTACTAACGTTACTCCGGAAACACCGGAGTTGGAGGCTGAGGCTGAAGCTGGTAGTGATAATGTGGGCGACACTGATACCGACACGCCGTCTATTGCTGATACAGCGCTAGCACCTGTTGCAGAGACAGAAGTAGTTGATGAGTCGCCAGTCGCTACTACTACAATCTCTAATACCACTACGCAGAGACGTCGTAGATCGGGGTTCTAAATGAGTTGGTATCAACTCATTAGCATTTACAGGGAAGCTGAGCAGACACAGCGGGAACTAGTAGCGCGAGGTCCGTGGGCATGTCCTAATGATGGTGAGCCATTAATTATGGGCGCTAATGGTGTTCGGTTCTGCCGGTATGACGGGTGGCAGTACCCTCGGGATTGGGACGGAAGGGTCTGAGGTTTGTAAGTCTGTGGGTACCTTGCAGCTTTGAGCGCGAGGCACGGGAACGGCCCGGGAGGTGGTGGACGTGAGCGTTTGGTATTGCACTAGAGAGGAAGTGCAAGAGGCACTGGATTTCAAGGATACCACTCGCAACTCCCGGGCCGTAGACCGTGCCATAGGGTCTGCGTCCGACAGTATTAACGGACAGTTGAGACGTGTGTTCTACCCTACCATTGGTACTAGGTATAAGGATTGGCCGAACTGGCAGTATGCGTACCCATGGAGGATCTGGCTAGACGCTGATGAAGTGATATCAGTGGATACTCTCACTAGTGGTGGGGTAGTGATTCCACCGAGTGACTACAACCTAGAGCCATCCAACGTTGGCCCGCCATATACGTACATTGAAATGTCATTGGCTGCGTCGTCAATGTTCTCGGCAGGAGCGGCAACGTGGCAACGGTCGATAAGTATTATCGGCACGTTCGGATTTAGAGCGGACGAAGATCCTGGCGGTTCACTGACTAGTGCAATTATCGACACGACTGGAGTTTCTGTTGCTGTCAGCGACTCCGGCAGTATTGGAGTAGGAAGCCTCATCCGTATCGACTCAGAGCGTATGAATGTCTCTGGTAAGTCAATGGTCACTACAGGACAGACGTTGCAAGCCGACATAGCCGCGAGCACGGCAGCAGTATCTGTAGAGGTAACAGACGGGACGTCCTACTTCGTCAATGAGATCATACTTATCGACTCGGAACGAATGCTTATCGTTGACATAGCTAGTGATAGTCTCATAGTGAAACGAGCATGGAACGGTTCTGTACTTTCTGCTCATAGCATGGGAGCTACTATCTATGCTGGTCGGTTGCTCACTGTCACTCGCGGAGTCCTGGGAACTGTAGCGGCTACACACCTTATTGATTCGCCAATTGCTGTACAGAGCTACCCACCATTGATTAACCAACTGTCTATAGCTGAGACCACTAACTCCCTCACTGAAGTACGGGCGGGATATTCCAGACAAGGGAGATCAACAGGAACGGTAGCTATAGAAGCTACGTCTAAAGGTTTGGAAGACTTACGTGCTCAGGCGTTCAGCACATTCGGTCGGCAATCTCGCAGTAGGGCAGTGTAATGGACGCGACCGCACTAATGGGAAGCCTAGTTGACAATGCTCTAGCAAGTGGCTATTTCGAGAGCGTCAACGGTCATGAACCGTTAAGTGCACCAGGCCACGGTATTACGGCGGCGGTGTGGGTACAGGATATCAGGCCGGTACCGTCCGAGAGTGGACTAGCAGTGGTTAGCATTGCTGTTACGTTCAATATCAGAATCTACTCGAACGCTATTCAGGAACCTCAGGACGCCATTGATCCTAATCTGATCACTGCAGCGTCTGCGTTGCTCAGTAGTTACAGTGCTGGATTTACACTAGGTGGTCAGGTGATGGAGGTGGATATCTTTGGTGTAGCTGGTATCCAGCTCAGTTCTATTGCTGGTTGGGTAGAACAGAGTGGTGCTGTATATAGGGTAATGACGATAACATTGCCGGTCATTGTTACCGACCTTTGGACTGAGGCACCATGAGCGGAGTGTACGTCTCTATAGTTGGGGCTACTGGAGCCATCTCAAATGGCACTGCCGAACGCATTATCATAGATGGTACAGATAGTATAGCCGAACAGTTGGCACAAAAGACGGTGACTGCTGTCAGGTCGCAGCTTGATAACGTACTCAAGAATCCAACTGGCTACTACAAATCACAGATCAGTGCGGATAAAGTGCAGAATGGGAGTTACTCTGTCAGCGATAGTGGCGTGGTTTATGGCCCATGGCTGGAAGGTGTTAGCAGTAGAAATGACACTACCTCGTTCAAGGGTTATCACACGTTCGAGATAGTAAGTCAAGAAATAGAGCCTGAACTTGGGTCCGCAATAGACGAATATATCGACAAGCTTCTAGAAAAAGTGGCGGGCGAGTAATGGACTACTCAGTGGAGACCCTGGCTCAAATAGGGTTCAACGCCTATGGGGATAAAGTTGGGTGGTTGAACTATGAAGGTGAAGTCATGCCTACCTGGGAAACGCTGGAGGAACCAACTAGGGAAGCATGGGTAACAGCGGCTGAAGCCATTGTTAGAGCGAGAGGTGACTAATAAATGGCTAAGACTAGTGGCTTAGGCGACAACTTCTACTTTAACGGAGTGGACCTGAGTGGAGATATCAACTCTCTAAGTGACGTGAGTGGTGGCCCAGCTGCCATCGACGTTACCGATATTACACAGTCTGGGATGGCACGATTAGGCGGTGAGCGAGACGGTACTATCGAGTTCATCTCATACCTAGACATTGTAGCGGGGGCGTCTCACCCAACCTTAGGCGCTCTAGTCCTTACTGATGTGATGCTCCAATACTGTCAGGGTACTGCGTTAGGTAATCCGGGTGCTGGAATGATAGCTAAGCAAGCGAACTACGATGGTACTCGTGACGCAAAAGGCGCTATTACGTTCAAGGTCAAGGGTAATGCTAACGCCTATGGCTTGGAATGGGGAGCGCAAGCGACTAGCGGTAAGAGGACTGATACGGCGGCCACCAACGGTACTGGTATCGATCTTGTGGCGACCACCTCATTTGGGTTGCAAACATACCTCCAAGTCTTCAGCGGATTCGCTGGTACCTCGGTCACGGTAAAGCTCCAAGAGAGTAACGACAATGGAGGTAGTGATCCTTATGCCGATACTACTGGCGGTGGATTCACTGCGGCTACGGGAATCACTACTCAGCGGATAGCGACGGCTAACAATCAGAGTGTAAAGCGCTGGCTCAGAGTCGTTACTACTGGGACGTTCACCAGTGCCACATTTAGTGTCCTCATCGTAAAGAATACAGTAGCGACGGTGTTCTAAATGACTAGCATAGGCCCGCAATTGCCTCCTGAGTACACGAAGACTTACCAGGTTCTCCAGCCGGTCAGTACGCACTACAGGAGAGCTAGCTGTATGGAAGTGAATTGTGAACGTCTAGCTAACGGGTGGCTATCTGCCATTGATGAGGGTACTAGCCTAGGGCAAGCGCAGGCATATTACATCAGGCATGAGAGTGGTAGGCGGTTCTCTGAATACAGAGCAGTACCGAAAGTAGTAAAGGACGATAGCGGATTAGAGTACATGGAATACGAGAAGCTAGCTAGTGGTCCTATGACTATTTTTGTATTCGCCCCCGGCCAGAGGTGTTTCGAACAGCACCGAGTGTCACTCGATAGACCAGCACACTTCCTAGTGAGGGACGGCTATCCGGGAGTTAATCCCAGAGGCACACCACCCCGCGTCCACAATGCTGAAGATTGGGTGGACGACTTCGCTAATCATCAGCAATCGCTCTACGATAAACACCAGGAAGGATGACCAACAATGTCTAAGACAACTGGCCTAGGCTGGACTACGTTCAGTGTCGATGATAGTGGCGGCACTCCAGTGGTAATCAAGAACGATATCACGGACGTAGCATGGACCACTCCAAGAGCGGTGCAGGACGTGACTGGGCTTGATAAGTCTGCTATTGAACGTCAACTACTGCTGGCAGATTTCACAGTGACACCAAAGGGAGTATTTAATGCGGCAGTATCACATACCGTGTTCAGGACTGTACCCAGCACTTCGGTAAATAGGACAGTAACTATGGTGGTTGCTACAGTGACACTCCCTAACGAAACTCTGTTCACTGACTATAAGATCACTAGGTCAGCGAAAGGCGAGTTATTGTGGGAAGCGCCAGGTGTATTAGCGGACGGCACAGTACCTACGTGGTCATAAGGTGATATCAATATGGGATTTTGCCCGGATGATACAGTTTACAGACTGAAATTCGTTAGCCCTGCGATGAGAGGACTTATCGTGGAGGCTAAGGAGCCTCCATTAGGAATTATCCTCGATGTGATGCGGTTGGGTGATGACCCTACCAACATGAATAAGGCAGACCTGAAGTCGGTAGATGAGTTGTTCCATTCGTTTGTCCAGTCCGTGGTCAGTTGGAATATGGAAGATAAGGACGGGACTCCTGTTCCCATCACTATGGATGGGCTGGGTCGTTATGGATTGCGATTCGCTCTTGATCTGGCTATGGCTTGGGCGAATGCGGGTGTAGATATTCCTGCCCCTTTAGGGAATCGATCGACAAATGGGTTACAATCGGGGGAGGTATCGATTCCGATGGAATCATTGTAGAAAAACCTGTAGACCTGTCTATAGCGGAGGTTGTACTGCGTTTGTGTGAGCGATTCGGATGCCTGCCATCTTCCCTATATAGGGAAGGGGCTAGTTTTTGGCGAATGCTCACTATAGAAGCGCTAGGTAAGGTCGATACTAATGGCTAGCAAGATAGTGGAAATCCTTATTGAGGATGCATTTAAGAGCGCAGGAGGATTCGTCGCCGCTAAGGCCGGCATCGACTCTACCAAGACGGCAGCAGAAGAGAGTAGCAAGTCTATCGCCGGGATGGATGACACTCTAGGGACTACCGGTTCTAAGATGGGTGCTACCGGTATGAAGGTCGGTGCGGCTGTCGGTGTCGCTGTTGGCGGTGCTCTTGCTGAAGGTTTCGCTAGTTCAGTGAGCTTTGACGCTAGCCAAAAGAAACTAGAGGCTAGCTTTGCGACAGGCAGCGAGGAAGCGAAAACGGCAGGCGACGCGGCGGGAAAATTATACGCAGACGGCTATACGGAATCGATGGACGAGATAGACCAAGCTGTCAAGCAAGTCATCCAGAGCGGCGCTGGAATGCAGAACGCTACTAGTGAACAGGTACAGGAGATAACCGGCCAGTTTCTCTCGTTGGCTAAAGTGATGAACGTCGATGTGGGTAGCTCTATCGAGAGCGTAGCCACAATGGTAAAGACGCACATGGTGCCTGATATGCAGGGCGGCATAGACTTGGTTACGGCTGCATATCAGAAGCTAGGCCCAGCAGCAGACGGAGTTATAGGAACTGTCCAAAAGAATGCTGAGGAGTTCCAACGGTTGGGTATCAGTGGCCAGGAGGCTATGGGCCTCATTGTCCAGGGTATGAATGCCGGTGCTGGTAGTGCAGATGCTGTAGGCAACTCGTTCAAGTTATTTGCTAATACTGTATTGAGTGGAACTAAGGCAAGTGAGGAAGGTCTGCAATCTCTGGGCCTGGCTACCGATATTTATGGGAGCAAGTCAACAGCGGCTGGCAAGCAAGCAAGTGCAAGCTTCAGTGTGAGTGCGGCCGATGCTGATAATGCCAGGCAAGTTCTGGATAAGCTAGGACTCTCTGTAGATTCAGTAACCGACAAGACAGATAAGAGTGGGAAGACTAGCACGGAATCCTTTAAGGTCAGTGGGGCTAGCGTTACCGACTTGCAGACTAAGCTAGACGCGGCTGGTATTAGCATGACCTCATTTAGCGACAAGGTAGCCACCGGCAGCACTGCTGCAAGTGGTGGGCTTAAGGTCATTGGTATCAACGCAGACGACATTAGAGGCAAACTCGCGGCAGGTGGTGACACTGCTAATGCAGCGTTCGCCGATATTGTCAATAGACTCAAGGATATCAAGGACCCACTTGAACAGAACACTATAGGTACTGAACTGTTCGGTAAGTCGTGGAAGACTGTATCTGAGTCGATCCTGGCATTCAACCCGCAGACAGCAGTGCAGGGCTTAGGTCAGATCAACGGTTCGGGTAAAGCCTTGAATGCTACCGTGGAAGACACTGCTCAGAACAAACTAACCGCTATGAAAAATAAGTTTCAGGAGTTCATGGCAGGGGTAGTCAACGCGCCAGGTGTACTTGGGACTATAGGTACTGCATTTGCAGCATTCGGAGTCAGCGGAATTGGAGCACTGAGCGGTATTGCCCAGATATCGCAAGCCTTACCGGCAGGGTTTGCGTCATCAGCTGGGAAGATCATAACGACTATGGCCAATATGGCTGGATCATTCATCGCTACGGCAGCAGTCAGCGTAGCTTCCGGAATAGCGGCGGCAGGAGCTTGGATAGCGGCGAACATTGCCATGATCGCAGCGACCGGCGGTATCATCCTCGCTGTTGCCGCTGTAGTTGCCATAGCCGTGCTGGTCATTCAGCACTGGCAGTCTGTCAAAGACTTCTTTGGAATGCTAGCTGGGTTCCTGGGTGATGTTGGCCGAACTATGTGGGATGGAATCAAGCAAGGCGCTGAAGATATGGTGAATGGCGTCATTGCCGTATTGAACGGTATGATCGGCGGCATCAACACGCTTATTTCTGGTATTGACCTGGTGCCAGGTGTGTCTATTCCACATATACCAAACATTCCGTACGCTTCATTCGCGGCAGGTGGCATATCGGCAGGTGGACTAGCCCTGGTAGGGGAACACGGCCCGGAGTTGGTTAATCTCCCTAGTGGGTCTCGTGTCTATAACAACTCCGAAAGTCAGGCCATGGCCGGCAGTAACGGAGCGGGAGTTCACATCACTATAGATAGTGGAGGGAGCACCTTAGATAACCTCTTGGTCCACTTATTGAGGACTTCTATCAGGTCACAGGGCGGGAATGTACAAACGGTGCTGGGAACGTCATCATGACTACTCCATTCAGGAGTGACATAGTTGTTGAGATGTACCTTGGCAATGCATGGGTAGACGTGAGTAGTGATGTTTACCAGCGTGTCGGAGTTAATATCAGCAGGGGCCGTAAGGACGAGTCGAGTAGCCCTCAACCACAAACGTGCACGTTCACTCTGGACAATAGGCTCTCCAACTATTCCCCACGGTGGCCTACTGGCATTTACTACGGGACGTTCGGCAGGAACACGCCCGTAAGGGTGGCTGTACGGCTCGTACGCGACACGTACGCCCGGACCGTGGTGAGCGGTTGGGGGAGCGCTGACACGGGGCAGGCGTGGACATCGGGCGGCACTGGGGGCAGCATACTGGCAAGTGACCACAACGTTGCAGCAGGTGTTGGCACCCAGAGCGTGCCAGCGGTCACCGCCTGGCGAATCGACTACCTTGCCGGAATCTCGTACTCGGACGTCGATATCAAGGTCGATGTTTCTCTCGCTTTAGCTAGCATTACCGGGGCCGCCGTAGAGCCTGCTAACCTTATGCTCCGAGGGCAGGACAGCACTCACTACTACATGGTTCGAGTGAGTGTAGCGACAAGTGGTGCCATTACTGTAGGGATCATGCTAGCCGATCAGACGGTGATTGCGGCGGCAGTGAGTACTGGACTTACCTATGCGGCTAGTACGTTCTACCGGGTGCGCGCTCAGGCTGAAGGGAACACAATCCGAGCTAAGGTGTGGCTGGCTACCGGTAGCGAACCGTTAGGTTGGCAAGTCACGGTACACGATACCACGATCACGACTGGCGGTTTCGTTGGAGTGCGGAGTGGAGTCGCTACGTCCAATAGTAACACTAAGCCTATCGTGTTTAGTTATACTAGTTTTGAGGCTAAACTTCCTAGGTTCGCTGGAGAGACCAGCTCTCTTAGTTCTAAATGGGACGTGTCTGGAAAAGACGTGTATAAAGAGGTCTCTGCCAGTGGACCTACTAGGCGTCTCGGGCAGGGGGCCAATCCTTTGCAATCGGTGCTTAGGCGTGCTTATCTAAGGGATCTCATTACTACCGCTGTTGCTTATTGGCCGTGTGAGGATGCTGTTGGGTCCACAACTATAGCGTCGGCTATGCCGGCGGGGACCAATATGTTTCTATTCACTGGTGTACCGGTGTTCGCCACTAACAGCCTATGTACGGCCAGTGATCCACTGATGAACATAGGCACCGCTACATTTAGTGCCCCTATACCTGCCTACGTAGCTGGTAGCCGGTCACAACTGCGATTTATACTCAGTGTACCGAGCACGTTGAGCGCATTCTTGCGACGTATCCTCACAATACAAACGTCCGGTACTATAAGGCAGATTTCCGTATTCAGTGATGGAACTGCGAACAATGGTGGATTAGCCGTATCGGCCCTCGACGGTCTGGGTAACATTCTGTTCAACAGCGGAACCATAGCCATGGGTCTGAACGGTACAGCTAGTGAGATAAGCATAGAGTGGTTCCAAAATGGCAGCAACGTGACAGTGAACTTCGCAGCTCTGAATCAGGGAGCTACGAGCATTACGCAGCTAGGTGATACTAACATCGTATCCCAGACTATCGGGCCAGCGAGTGCTATTGTTCTGAATCCTGACAGGTCAGCCGACACCGGTATAGCTATGGGTCATATCTCATTCCACCCCACCTACGCGGCATTGACAACGCTGACCTCACAGATTGCCGCTTATGCTGGCGAGTCGGCAGGCGCAAGACTGAAACGACTGTGTGGGGAAGAGCTAGTTGATTTCTCATATGTAGGTTTGCTTACGGACACTGCTCTCATGGGACCACAGAAGTCGCTAACGCTACTGCAATTGCTCACTGAATGTTCGTCTGCAGACCTTGGGCAGTTCTACGAGACACGTGGGGATAATGGCTTAGCCTATAGGACGCTCACTAGTGAATATAACCAGGCAGCCAAGCTAGACCTCAACTACGCTAATCACGTCGTGGCGTCTCCGTTCGAGCCGACCGATGATGACCAGCAGACGCGCAACGATATCACCGTGAGTCGTGAGGGTGGTTCTAGCGCACGCTACACGCTGGATACCGGAGTGATGAGTACACAAGCACCACCCACCGGAGCTGGACGTTATACGAGCTCACTTACAGTCAACGTGTTTAGTGATAGTCAACTCTTGGACATAGCGAGTTGGTTAGTCCACTTAGGTACTACCAATGAGACCAGATACCCTACGATTACGGTTAATCTAGCGAGTCCGGATTCCATATCTGCATCCCTTGACTCTCCAGCTATGGCTATCGAATGCGGGGACAGACTTACCATCTCTAATCCTAAGAGTGGACAGGTAGCTGACCAGATTCAACAACTTATGGTTGGTTATCAAGAGATCCTGAATGCTTACGTGCACTCGATAATCTATAACTGTGTCCCCGCTAGTCCTTATAATGTGTTAGCTCTTGATACCGCATTCTTTAACTTGGACACCGACGACAGCACTCTAGCAGCAGGAGCTACAGGTATAGCAACGTCATTGAGTGTAGCTACGGTGGCTGGCTCACCACTGTGGACTACGACTGCTGGAGACATGCCATTTAATATCATTGTCAGCGGAGAGGTGATGACGGTTACTAATATCACTGGCGGCAGTAGTCCGCAGACGTTTACCGTGACCCGTAGTGTTAACGGAGTTGCTAAGGCTCAGAGCAGTGGAGCTAAGGTCAGCTTGCAAAACCCACCCTACTTAGCATTGTGATTAAGGTTTTGGAGGCTAGGATATGCCGTTAGTACCGTACACAGCAGGGCAGAAGTTAACGGCGGCGCTGTTGAATGCTGGCCTCGACAATGTACAGCGCACATCTTACCTGACTTCTGACTCCGCTCCTGTCAATAACAGTACTGCATTCTTGACTTCTAGCTTACAGCTTAGCGTCGTGGCTAATGCTTCCTACCTTTTCGACACTTATCTGGTATTCGACACTACTACGGTGGCCGACTTTAAGATCCGACTTACTACCCCCACTGGTACGGTTACGCTCACGTCATCATGGGGAGGACTGACCACAATCTCTACGACAGACTCTACTATTGTACACGACGCTAATATCCTTGCCCCTACTACGACTATATGGGTATATGGCGGTTGGGCCGGTTCTGGGTCGCTCAACAGTGCTATACCTCACGGCGCTATCTTGGTGGGTGCGAACTCTGGCACTCTATCGGTTGACTATGCGCAGAACACAGCGACTGCCGTCAACAGCGTACTTAAAGCTGGGTCATGGTTTAGGCTGACCAGAGTAGTTTAGGAGAACTAGGAAATGCCAGTCCAGAATAGCTACGTTCATCATCCCGACAAGATTGACTTTATCATCTTCGATGGGTTGAATATAGACGAAGTGTCGGCAGCCATTGAGGCTGTCACTGGGGATGGAACGGTCGCCCACATTAAGCCTGCCGATAGAGTGACCACTTGGCTGCTAGTCGTAAACAACGGATCATCGGACCAACCATATGTAGTATTTAAGATAAATCCTACTGAAGCTGTTCGGCTGAATGGTGATACCGGTGGAGTGGGATTACTACCTATCCAGATCATTGACACGCCTGGGGAGCTTATTCCTTACGATTCTGTCTACATCACACCACCGGTGGGTTGATAGTGCCTACACAGCCTGAGCAAAAGAACTCGAAACGCATTCGAGTTCTCATCATCCACGACAGTAGGCACCCGTGGGTACAGACTTCACTGTTAGGGTGCGTTCTAGCTGGGCTGATAGGATCGGTATTCAACTCCGGGACAGTACTAGCTATAGACTACTATCTAGCTCAGCCTTGGCTTACTGGGTACTATTTGCTGTTGTCTATTTCTGCCGCAATAACCTTAGTAGGGACCTGGCTACCAAGTCTTTCAGACCAACTGAACGTCGAGAGGGTTGGATTATGGTTTCTTTGTGGCCCACTTCTTGTTTATCCAATGTTTGTCATAGCTACTAATGGTATAGCTGTGGGACTCGGCGGTACAGTATCATGCATTCTAGGTTTAGGGGCAGTATGGAGGATAATCGAGATCAATAGAGCACTACAAAGCTGGAAAAAATCAGCTAGGAATACAGAGTGATACTCCTGGCAGTATTGTGGTGGAGTATTCTATCCGAGCCAGCAACTGCTGGAGTAAGTACTATTAGCTGGGTAGTGCCTCTAGTTATTGGGTTGTTTTCCAGTGGTGGTGCAGTTGCTATATTCCAATGGCTTTCACACCGAGGGAAATCTGCTGCCGAGGCCGCAGAGATATGGACCAAGGCGTCTGTTACTAGGCTGTCCTCTATGTATGACGAGATGGGGAGAATGCAAGACGAGATGGATACTCTGCACAAGCGCGTTCGACTGATGAATTCAGAGCTGGAGAGCGAACGGCAGAAACGAATAGATGCGGACCACAGATTAGCTTACGCTCTACGCTTACTTACTGATCACGGTATTGACTACACAGCTCCATAAAGAGTTTCACTTTGACATACCGTCGTCAATTCTTGATGCCAGGCTATGGATAGTCTGAGTAAGTTCATGAATCTGTTTGGTAATTTCAGTGTTCTCTTTGAGCTTGAGAACTTGCTCTAGGTAGTCGTGATTGGCTTTCTCCTTCTGGAATTGCGCTTGTCTGTTCTGGCCTATCATGATGAAAGTAGACAGGAAGATAGCTTCCAGGCTGACTACGAGTGTCAGCGCCGGCCAGGGACTGGCTTCAAATACTGTCATCCACACGAGGAAGACCAGGGCGTGCGTATAGACGAATACCATTGACCCAGCAAACCGAGTTATGGTCTCGGCTATCTTTAGTTGTAGACTGCTGGAGTACTTATGGAGATCAGAAAGGACAGCTGGGTGGTGCTGATCGATTGAATGCTTGGTGTCAATTCTGGTATTCGACATGTGCGACCATGCCAGCAGGGGCTGTGTAGTTGACTACCACGCTGGTCGTGCCAGCGGCTAGAGGTACTTTCATTGGCCACCACTGGACGAACTGCTGACCGGCATTGTTGGTCAGCAGGGTAGTGACCAACGGCGGCGTAGAACCCCTATCAGTAACACCCATCACTGCATAGACCGTTGCGCCGCCTGTGTTGGCTGTCAGTAGGAGGTTGGCATTTCCACACCACCCACCTACCACATCAGTAGGAATCTGCATATCGATTCGGGTAGGTGCGGCTGGTAATAGCATGGTGTTTTCCTCATTGCGTCGTCGTGATCTTCGACTGACTGTTGGAGACCCTACTCCGATGAGAGCAGCGAACTCGCTGGCAGTACCTTGGTAAGCGTCCGCATCTAGGGTCATTCCTGCTACCGTAGCGGAGTCAGTGAACTGGAGGACGGCAACATTCCCATTCCCGTATCCATTCCAAGAAGCCTGGCCTACCTTAGCGTAGAGCTGTGTAGCTGTACCCGCCCCCGCTACGTAGCCGCTCGCCCACAATGGGGGTAGACCAATAAGGTTGGGAGATCCAACCTGTTGCCAGTACCAATGCGGCATGTAGACCAGATCAATACTCCCGCCATACTTCTTGCAAGCGTCAATGAATGCCCAGACATTCCCGACGCTTCCGCTACCAGCCTCAACATCTAGCATTCCAGGCACTCCACAATGGAGCTGATGAAGTGCGAACACCTTGGCTTGGGCGTCTTCGTTACTGGCATGGAGGTAATGGTAGCCAATAGGCATGAGTCCGCACGCTTTAGCTCGGCTTATCCACGCACGGGAACCCATAACGTCACAGTAGGAACCGTCCGTACCCTCGCATAGCTTGGTTGCTATGAACTTAAATCCCTCCTGGCTGACCTCTTCTATACTCAAACCGGATTGAAACTGTGGATGAACATCTATACCGAAAATCATGACGTCCCCGTATTGGATAGGCAGTAATCAGTACTCATGACCTGCCCTCTTTACTGTCTTTGCTCTGCGGTGTATAGAGGTTATGCTACGTGGTGATTAGGTGTACTGGCTATGGGCATAGAGATCTCGGCCTTGGCTCTGCTGATTGTCAGTATCACAAGGCAAGCTAGTCCTACGGGTGAGATGTGGGTTGGTGTCATGGTTGGTTTCCTCGCACGATATGCGAAAGCCGGTACTGCACTCGTCGGTTCTGTCGCGTCAGTTCTGTTAGTATCGCTACAGCACGGTTCGATAAGTCGGGCGGACTGGGTAGCGCTGGCCGTAGCTGCGTTAACTGCTGTCAGTGTGGCTACAGTGCCGAATAAGGCACATGTGCCTACAGTGCCGACTACTGAGAAAAGCTAGACTACGACCACTTGACAGGAGAATTCAGCATGTCATTCCAGACCGATAATCCGGATATTGACTTCCTGGTTACAGAGCTAGTTGACGCTACCAAGTCAGTGAAGACGGCACTAGTCGATGGGAAATTCAGTCCAGACGACGTGGTAGCTGTAGTCCGATCGGTCGATCCAGTACTCGCCGACGATTTGGGTAAGTGGATGCACGCTCTCGCTGGGCTGTACCCAGAGGTGAAAGCACTAGCTAACGAGGGGCCTTTCAAAATGCTCATGGAAGCTGCGCCATACTTCGCGAGCAAGCTCATGGGGGTCTTCCAGTGATGTTCTCTGTAGGCTCGCTGGCGCGTCCGCTGGCTGTAGTCGGTATGGTAGTGGCTAGCCTGCTCGTCGCGGTCACTGTAGATAGCTCTCAGACCGTGGAATTAGCCGCTGTTGCTGTGCCAGTGCCTACTGCTCCGAGTCCAGCGGCACCGCCAGTGACGAACTGCTACCCGTTGAATTCCCTGATCTGTTCTATCCCTGTGAATGTCGGGCCGTTCGGGCCGTTCAACGTCAATCTTCCGAATGGACTGTTCGGTCCCCCATCTCCATAACACTGATCACACTGGAATTCGGTACCGAGTACCCCCCATCACATCGGTACGCACGGTGGCCCTGTCACTCGCTCCGGTAACTTACCCTTGGGTGGCAGCGCTGCCGACCTGAGACCCCCGACCAACGGCCGATCTCCCATCGGCGCCGGTCGGGGGTCTCACTGTCCGAGGCGTCGGGAAGTAACCAGCGAAATCTCTTGTTTTCTAGGGTTACTCCTGTAGACTGAAGGCATGACGAGCAAAGCCCGCAAGTGCGCTACCTGCGACATCGTATCCGTTGCCACTGGCGAGACGCTGGGTGTGCTAGTCGCTGTTCGCCGTACCGCCGCTTACGGCGGTGTCAAAGGAAACGCCTACTACTGCGTCACCTGCTTATCGTCCGCACCGACCTCTTCGGTCGGCCCATTCTCTGCCTTCAAGGGGCTGTAATCGCATGATGAAAATGTACGCGATAGTCACCACCGATCCACACACTGATCTGCGCAACCGCTACGACGTCCAAGCAGATAATGCCGAAGACGCGGCGATGTTCGCTCGTGAACAACACGGCCACGAGTACGGCGTAGACACCAACGATGTGACCTCAGAATATTTCGGGATCGTACCCTAATGAGCTTCCATCAGACCGTGGGCGAAGGGGCAGAGTCCGTGCCCCTAGCTGGGTTCTACCCCTCCTCCCCGAAACCTTGGCGAAAGACTTGATGTGACCATGCCGGACTACGTGATGCGCTACCAACTTCAATCGATGGTGGACGCCTGCCCGACTGACACACTGGCCGGCAAACGTGACCGGCTGCTCCTGATCGTGCTCCGGGCGCTGGAAGGTCGGCCCGGCGAGCTCGTGGCGCTACGGGCACAAGACGTGGTTATCAACCCTCCACCCAGTAGATCCATCGGACTGAATGTAGGTACCTACGGTCTCGACATACCCGCAGGGGAGTATACCGACCACGACCCGTGTGAACTGGCCGATATATGGCTGACCAAAGCTTGCCTAGATCCGTGGCTACTGTTCCGCCCCATCACGAAAGACGACCTGGTGCAGTTGTGTAGCCTCACCCCTGCGGCTGTCAATCAGATCGTCAAGCGAGCGGCGCGGCGTGCCGAACTCGACAACCCGCAAAGCTTCACCGCGCGAAGCGTGCGCGGACCCGTACGCCGGAAGGTAGGGCAGCAGGGATGAAACCCGGAGAGACCGTAGTCGTGAACCGCCACGTAACCATCGACCACGAACCTACATCTTGACCCCGGCACGATGAAGGCCCGGACCTCGTTACGTCAGGTCCGGGCCTTCAGCTGTCAGCCGCTACACAAAGTCACGCCGCTTTATTTTCGCCATCCGGCCATCCGGGTGATGCCAGACGATGCCCTCGTGTGGGAAGTCGGCCAGGAACGCGACGAGTGTGTCGAAGTCACGAGGTGCGTCCTTTATCTCATCAGCATCATCGTGGGAAACTAGAACGTGCCCAGCGAACCCCTCCGGGTTTCCGTTGACCTTCGGCCCGCATAGTTCGTACGTGCCAGGGGCAACACTCGTTGAGCCGTCCACCGCTTCGGCAAGGAACTTAGCGAACGGGGACCGCTCAGCCGGTTCCCACCCCACTGTCTTACCTGTGACGTCGTCACTCATAGCCGGAACGAAACCGTCAGGTTCCGGCTTCCCCGGTTTAATCTCCCGGCGCGCCCACCACGCCGTACCATCGAACATCACACACGTCCCGTCGTACTTCCTGGTGGGTGTACCTTCCCCATCCAGTACCCACTGGCAATCAGGGTGAATTTTCGCAAGCAAACGACGCCTATCGTCAGGATCACGCTCAAATAGCGTGGGAATTTTCTTCATAGTGCGCACTCTTTCTCTCGGTGGCTGGTCCCACAATCTACGCAGTAGTGCTCAGGGTGTTCTCTGTGCAGCGCGATGAGTACATTACCCAGCACCGCGTCACGAAGAACGCCGGACACTCTCACCTCGCGCGGTACGGCGTGGTAGCAGGCGTAGACATACCCATCGTGCGGGCACCTGACATACAGCAGGGCGAGCAACCGCGTGGTGTCCGGGTGGTAGTAGAACGTCTTGTCACGCATCACATGCGGTTGCGGTACGCGCCGCTACGGTAGACACTCCACGCGCGCAAACCCTGCCGGTCGAAAACCACCTTCGCCGCGTGAGCGCAGTGCTGTCCTGATGTTGGGCACTATCATTAAGTCACTCCAGTATCAAGATGGAGTTCAGGTAAGCTACTCGGCATTCCTCGTGAGTCATGTCGTCCGGGTAGTCACTGTCATCTGCCCGCCAGTACTTATGGCTACCGACCTTTTCCCACGTGTGCGGAACGTATCGAGTGGTGCGGACAGTCCCACAGTCGCACGCAAGCACGGCCAACCAGTAGACCACTCCGTTGATAGTCGTCTGCCAGACGTTGCCGTTGAGGTTGCCGTGACGCCATTGTGCCTTGCACTTGACTCCGGGGGAAGCTGGGTTAGCCTTCCTCCGTTCGGTCTGGATTGAAACTACTTTGCCGCTCTCGCTAGCGGCGTTACTGCCCCGACTACCGACCATTTTTGTTATCTCCGTCGTCAACTATGAATAGTGCCTGTCGCCGCCACTTGTCGGCCAGTGTATGAAATGCATTGCCCATAATCCTGGCTATCTCTACTCTGTATCCCATATTGACCGACTCGTTTTCACTGAACAGTTTAGCAGCATCTACCTCTACAGTCATAGCAGGTGCATACTCTTCGGGCAGTGCACCTTCGATGTTAAGGATAAGAGTAATACTGAATCTCTGATGGCGGTACTTCGCTATATCATCATCGGAGGTTTTTCCGGCTGGCCTCTTGCTCACCATAGTTGCCAGTATCCGTTCTCTTAGTGGTGCTCGGTACCTATCACTGTAGGTCCTAGTGCTTTGCTGGCGCTGTCGGTTTCCGGCCGACCACGTGGCCTATCGCTCACGCTCATGATCCCTGAGGCCAATGTCCACTCGACATAGCCATTCGTATTAGCGTCTCTGCCATAGAGGGTAGAGCATGGACCAGTAGTGTAATAGGCGCCGTCCAGTGCTGGCATCGGAATGTTAAGAGCGCCGCCGTTTCCACTCCAGTCCTGCCGTACTGGACTGAATCTCTGTGCGCAATAGCTCACGGGCAGACCCTTAAGTACGTAATAGCCCATTGTCTGCCCATTCTGGTCACTGAGGTAGACATAGGAGAGCTTGTCGGGATCATGCCCCCACGTCTCAGCAAAGAAATTGATTGTTCTGAGCGTCGGCGAGTACGGCATTTTGACAGCCGGTTCAGATTTTGTCATCGAATCGTAGTTCTGCTGTTGGATACTCTGCTCATTAGATTGCGTGGCAGGCTGACCGTCACATTTAGACGCCATAGAGAAAACCATAGCGAAACCGGACACGCTTGCGATTGTTACCTTTTGCCATGTCTTCAGTCTCCGCATGACACACTCTCCGATTGTGGGTCGATATGAATAGGAAGGCTGGCTGACCTGAATTGGTCAAGCGTCGCAGTCTTGGAGGCGTCGGCATTGTACTGTCTGATTGCCTCGTTCCGCCCGTTTTCCTGAGCCCCAAGGTTAGTGGTTAGGTCACGCAACGCGATAGAGTCGCCAGTGGCCGCTGTCATCTGTTGACGCGTGACTGTAATCTGGTCGTTGAATGTCTGTACACTGGCACACAAATCGAAGAAATGGTTATAGGTAGCCGTCCGGTAGTTCGGATCTCCGAATATCTGTTCATTCTGCCTTACACCGCCTCGGAAATTCGCTGTTTCCTTTTGGAACAGCCCGACACCGAGAATCCACATTCCGCTAAGGGCAAGAACAGCAGCGATGAATAGACTCCATCCAATGACGGCTTTAACTGTCCATCTAGCATACAACTGGATCACCTCTCTGTTCTGCCTCCATAACCATATCGATAAAGATGCGCTTCACATCTGCTAGCTTTACGGTGCTACCGTGATAGGCAGGATTGCACCAGCTCAGCAGTTGCATCGCACACCCGTCTACTATCCCGCGCTGTAGTGCAAGCTGTTCGAGTGATGCTCCCTGCGATTCCAGAAATAAGTACTTGCCAATTGCGTTGGTCAGGTTCTCTTTAAGGTAGTCCTCAGTCAGTTTTCCCTGCACTCTGCGCATTCTCTGGTATCCCGTCTGCTGTCGATGACCAACCGATCGACAACTATACCGCACTGGGCACTTACCCATCTAGGAGCTGCCAGCTAGGACACGCAGCAGTGCCTCTGAGGGCTTACGGCATTCCGTGCACACGTACAGTCCGGTTTCCTGATCGTAGGTCCACCCAGCGGGCGGCTTGCGAGCTATCGTGCACGTGCACCATTCAGTGACTATCTCTGGCTCTACCATGGCAACTGCTGAGGGTCTGGCACGGCAGCACACTCCTAGGAGTCTTTATCTTTTATTGCCAGGAATGACGGCTAGACTGGATTGTTGCCACTCCAGTACAGATCCCGGAATGTTGCAGGTATACTCCAAAGCCTCGATTTCATAGCGGCCAGGCTTGTCGGGCAGACCTTCTGAGAATGCGTATAGGCCGTCACACATTATTGTTATACCTACTTGACAGGTGTACTCGATGAATGTAGTAGGAGGTATATATACTGTCTCAGTCGAGCACGAGTCTGGGTGGATGATGCGAAAATCCTCACAATCTCCATCCTCGTTAATCTCTATCAGTTCGATTATATGTCTATTACTAGTTGAGTATGACCTGTTCATCCTTTTCATTCTCCTACCTTGCCAGGTTGTAGACAGTCTTACGTTGGCTGTACGGTGCTCCCTCCGGTCCGCGTTCGTGGCTAGCTACGAACACGCGTTTTGTCATGGTCAAACCAGGGCCATAGTGCTGAGTGCGATAGTAGCCGTCTACAGCGACTCGAAGACCGAGCGGGGTACCAGTACCAGGGTGCTCTGTAGGCTTGCTCTCACGGCGCAGCGTGACTACTGTAATGCCCTCGCTAATCTTGGCTCGCTTGGCTAACCGGCGAGTAGCACGATCGGCCGACTCATATCTGTGGGAGGCCAACGTCTGACCCATGAGTTCCCACAAAGCACACATAACCCGTACGGGGTTAAGTGTTCCACTCGTATTGACTATTCCATGAGCGTCGAAATGATTCTGAGTGGGGTACAAACGTGGCAGCCCAATACGAGTATCGGAGGTGATATAGAGTACGTTGTTGGGTGCCCAACCATTAGTTTCCCTGCGCACGTCGGCATAACTGCTAGGGTGGTAGCCTATAATATCCTTGGTAACGTCGTCGGGGGCTAGAATGTCATTTGCCCACTGTACAATCAATGTACCGTGAGTGTTCGAATTACGATCGTGTGAAGGTCCCCACGACAACGCTACGGTATTCATTCTCTTAGAGAGTCTGTCCAGTTCTTGCAGGGGCTTCCCCAGTACACACCAGCCAATACGTGCGGGAGGTGGGAAATTAGATACACAATCGACTTCGCTCACCCCTAACCGGAATTCACTGTAGTTGGCTACTAGATCGACCATATCAGGCTCTACGTGGTATGGCTTACCGTAGCGCACCTGATTAAAAATGGCCCCGCGCCCACCCTGTATAGTAATTCCGTAATGTTTTCCGTAATGTTTTCCCACGCTCTCTACTATGTTACCGATGGCACCATTGTTAATTGACAGTAGGCTAGCTAGGTCTGCCTGCATCCTTAGAGTGTCCGCAGGTCTCGTCATTTATCCGTTCCTCCCTACTGAGTAGATATGAAGCCGGTAGTGCCTTATGACGCTGGTAGGCACTACCAGCCACGCTAACTGCTCAGTGGTGCTGGACACTACATTGTCTATCTCTACCCGCGTTGTACGGCTGAACGGGCTGCTCGGCACACTCAGTTCACAGCTCTGCACCGCACCACGCACAGTAGTAGATGTCTGGGTATTCGCTGAAATGGTCGATAGCTCCGCCGTTGCACCCCGCTTCATCCTGGTGAATCTCCATAAGGTCGTCAGCAAAGTCGTCGTACCATACGTCTACTTCATCCCAACCCAGACGATTCAGGAAACCGCCTATGCCGAACACAGCAAACCTCCTCAGATTCGGTCGTAGACACCAGTGCATATGCCCTGACATGACACCATTTGTTGTCCCTACTTAGAGTCCGCATTGAACCAGTTGTTAACCCGGCCGGTATGGAAGGCATTTATTGCGTCTTGTGTCTCGCCGCCGCATCGATTGGAGACCTGACCGGCAGCCTCGGCGTACCGCTGAATTGTGGAAATGGCACGGTACTTATTGTCATTGCAGTAGGTACAGCCACCCTCTAGGCACGTGGCGTCCGGGTTGGGCCAACAGATACGACGCTTAGTCGGCTCAGTGAACACCGCTTCGCTAGGCACCTGTACGTTGTCTATCATTAATTCTGCCTCGGATGGGTCGTTAATCATTTGCCGCCTCCCTTTCATTGACTCTCGTCGGCCCCGGTTGTGCCAAGACTCTACCCACTCGGGGTGGTGCTCCCTGGCTAGGAACCACCCAGCCTTGTGCGCGTGAATCTTCCCCCATTTGTGGATGGATATCTTCTTACTGCACCCCTCACATTGCTTTTCCATACTGCCCTCATTGATAGGGGTTAATGTGGATGGTACTGCCTACTCCTCGATCTCGAATCCGGCAGCCGTGAATACAGCAACTACTAGATCCAAGTATTCGTAGCTGTCTCGGTATGAAACCTCACGTACCGCATTGATTGCCCGCTCAATCTGCTCCTCGGTGATTACTCGATTCTCGATATCTAGATCGAAACAATCACAGACCTCACTGCTGTCGGAATGCTCTCTACATACGCTGCCATTCATCGTAGCGACTCCAGTAGTTCTCCGTAGGCTTTGATAGTAGTCGTTTCCATTCACGACCGGTGTTCAGGCAGTGAGCACGCCCGTCCTGTAGAGAGCGTTCATTACGCTCCCATCTTCCTTATCGGTCGTACCGTCGATAGCCTGAAGCATGTTCCGTTCACTCCGGACGGTCCCCGTATTCACTTGCGCTACGTGGTGTCGGTAGGTGTTGAATGCTTGAAGCACGCCGAACGCCGTTCCCTGCCAGGGTGCAACTCGATCGTCGTGGTCCCACAGATCGATAACCTTATTCCAACGGTTCGTCGCCCTGGTCAGGCCACGCTGGGAATTTCCGGCCGGATAGACCTCTTTAAGTACCATGTCCATCTGCGTGCTGGTCACACTGGCCTTACACAGCTTTTCCATCTCGGAGGCGAAATCATCCGCTGTCGAGTGGATGATCTGGAGTGTTTCACGTGCGTCAGCAATACGGGGTTCCGAGTATTTGGAATGCTGGATCTTGAACCCGGTATTACCGGCCAGAGCTGCACTCAGCGTATTGTCGCACACTACAGCAGTGATAGTACGCTTATAGGTGGTGCTCAGGCTGCCATCGCATGAGGTAGCAGCTACGATGTTCGGACGGAACAGAATTCCCGGCATATTGCCGATTGCGTCGGTAGCGACGGACTCAGGGACGCTGACTTCCACCCAGGCAACAGCACCGCCACGAAGGAGACCGGCAGACGAGATTCCCAGCTCTCCACCCAGGATCTGGGCAGTGTTGTTGAGTAGTGCCACAGTGTAGTTGTGCTCCTGGTAGGAAGTTTTAAACATGCCGAGATCGGCAAAGGTGTCGGATCGGGCGATATTCACGCGGTCTGGTCGCTCAATGAGCTGGTACGGAGAGCCATCGTCCAACATTCCGTCCGCTTTATCGATATCGGACGTGGGCACGCGGACATACACGGGAAGCCGGATTGGTTCCCAATTGAACAGCCGCCTCTTGACATCGCCGATGGGGATAGGGCCTGGGTAGTGGTTGTTTTCTTCCCCCTGGCATTCCTCGCGGTAGTGCCAGGCCTTGGACCTATGGGCGGTATTGCCGATCAGAGTATTGCCGTTCAGCCATTGTGTAGTTTCCTGAGACACGATTCAGCCTCTCTTTTCGAGACGGGGGGAGTATTGGCTTGTCTTTCGTACAGGTTTGATAGTACCGGGTGGGGATGCACCGTGCAACCAAGCACGGACACAAGATCATCCTATGGCCGTAGCGTGTGGGACTGGCAGGTCGGGACTGTGAGACTGGCCCTGTAGTGGCCGCTGCCTCAAGATCACTGGAGGGCCGGTGTCATCACACCGGATCGGCGAGGGCTACCGCCAGGCGAGGACTCCTGCCCCGCACGGCGGCAGACTGGCAGACCTGCCCTCGCCCTGCTCCGGGCTGGGCCTGGCCGCATTTAGCTCCTAGCCTCACGCATGGCCTTAGCGTTGAGGACAGCCGCGTGAACGTAATAACTTGCTATCTCTACGTCCTCTGCCGTGACCTGAATAGGGTAGCCACTGCTGTTGATAGCGTTGGCAATCATCTCGCTCTCGGTGAGAGGAATAGGCTTGTGCTTACTGAACCCATTCTCCTGCGAGTATCTGACCACCTTATCCAGGACCAGGCACAACACCATTCCTAGCGCCATTCCTAAAGCTAGTGTCTGAACTGTTAAGATAGACAACTTTAATCGCCACCTAATAGATAGTCTGGACTGACTTTGTCAATGTACTTATTGTAACCTGCCCGATAGGCAGGCGTTGCGATTCCAGCATCTCGCTCTGCTCGTTGAGCCTGGGCTACTCTACTGACTATCCGGCGCCTGTTGGTACTGTTCTTTCTATTGTTGTAGAGAGGTAGGAACAGCCGAATATAGACGGTCTCCAGGAAGTTGAGCACTGGCCCGTACTCACCTCTGTGGCCTGGCCTCTTCTTGACACCTGGCATCCATCGTGTCTCAATAGAGAATCGCCAATCGGTCACGGTGTCTGCCCACACCTTTTGCGGAGTCTCGTAATAGTCAGACCCAAGAATGTGTTGCTCGATTCTCGGGTGCCTCAGCACTCCATCATTATCGGTCCAAGGCTTCTGAGTGGTGAGACCGACGTATATGCACTTACGCCTGCCGGTAACTGGGTGCAGGCCAAAGATTAGGTAGACTGCACCATAACCAAAGTTGAACACCCAATAGAGGATGAGCATTAGGACTAAGGTAATTGAGGCTGTGTAGATTGGATTAACGAAATCGATACCGAGCCATAGTCTGATAGCTAGGCTCACTGTCAAGCTCATGAGAATAGCGAATACAAGAAAAAGGTGCTGCCAGATCCACCCGAGGGCTTTCCTGACAGCGCCTTTTCTCTTGCGCCTACGTCGATTAGTGGCCATGGCCGTTAGCCCTTATTCAGACCGGCTGAGGCATGAGTGATGAATGAGCCAATCCCACTGATCAGTCCATTGACCAGATCTCCCAGTACTCCACCGTAGTGAGAGCCGTTTGTAAGAACGATGTACAGCAAGTACAGAACGATCACAATAACTATCAGTGCCATAATCCGCTCGAACAGCCATTCTAGCATTCCGTTACTCCTCCCTCTGCGACTTGATTTGTAGTTTGGCATTGTCTAGATCGCATCCTTGATTTCTGAACTAGTGACTCCGAGTGCAAATAGAGCCTCTGACACTTCATTGTCTATGTCGTCACTTGCCAATTCAAACTCGGGAGAGGATTGCTTTGCCACGTATGCCATACCGAGTATGTAGGCGATAGCCTCTTCCCTGTCCATTGAATCACTCCTGACTGATAGTCTTGAACTGTGGGCAGTACGAACCGACAGACGCGCCCACGATTGCACCTGCCTGGGTCTGTGAGTAGGTAGTGCCGGCAGCGATGGTGAAGATGATAGCTGAGCCGGTAGTGCCATTAGCCAACTCATCACAAATAGAATGGGCAGCTGCGATAGCATTGGTGGCGGATGAGTAGGGGATATTGTATTGGTCTAGCGTGCTGATGTAGACGCTATCCTCGGCGGCGGCGTTGTTAGTCGTTGATGCGTTGCCAGTACTACCCGCAAAAGACAGCGCGAGCATGATCAGGCCAACACCAATGAACACAGTAAAGAGAATATACAGAGCGGCTTTCATTTCTCCTCCTAGGTTGTGGTCTCTGGTAGTTCTAGCTCGACTCCGTGGGTACTACGCGCCCACCTGGCAGCGTCCCAACCGTAGAGGCTCTTATAGATCACGTCTCCATTCCAAGCAATGACGTAATACCATCTGTCGTGATAGTGGATATGCACTAGCTTTGTCCTCCCACGCGATAGGTAGTGATAGGGCGAGTCAACACCCTTCCAAGTAGTGACCATTCTCAATTCTTTATTACTTGCCAAGCGCACCCTTTACAATGCTCTTGGCAATTAGCCACAAATACTTGATCCAATAGATCATTAGTGTCACCTCCCAAGGTTCATAGGGTTACTAGCGCGGAGGCGTCCTAGGACTAGGTACGTCCTTAGACCTGGTGTCCCGCATCTCAGTTTCTAGTTTCTCAATCTCCCGGTTGATACGATCCCACAATGAATCAGACATTGTTATGCACTACCTTTCTAACGACTGTAATCATTCAATGACTCGAACGTTGCATCCGGTATAACCCTCGATACCGAACGTGCCAGAAACCACCTAGCCCCTCAGAGCTAGGCTCTCGACTTAATCTGGCTCCCCTATCCTGAAAGGATTTCCTACTAATAGGAATTCGTCGGACGGACACAATATCCTTGCAGTTTGGATCTGTGAAGTTGGTTCAAGTGTTCTGCAGATTTGTTGGCATCACTCTTTGAACCCTTCACTCGAACTACATATCCGCTATCGGCAACTACTACTTTCTTACCGTTGGTAGAGAATTTCTCGGCTTTCACTGTGCTACCTCCGTAGTAGTCTACGATGATCCCATCTCTGAACCTGTTAACCAACAGGTGCATCATCGATCATCGTAGTGAGAGTGTTAATGACATCCTCGCGCCATTCGTCTACCTGATCACCACTGGGTTCATCCGGTGTGTAAAGCCCAGTGCCTTCGCACTGATTACACTGAGAGCCATCTTCCAAGTCTCCATCGATGCACTCCTCACATTCGGTTTTCTCTGCATCTGGATAGTCTGGGCACTGATTTAGGCCGTCCTCGATATCGTTGGCCCACGAATCGAGGTTGTCGGCGATCTCCGACAGTTCCTCTGAAGTAGAGGTAGGGTGGCCGAAACCATCTTCTATGTTGGAAGCCGACTCCCTCTTTTCCTCTGCTATTGCCCGGATCTCTTCAGCAGTGTTACTGAGTACCGATTCAACATCGTCTTGTGTCTCCACATTGTAAATGTAGATTTGGAAGTTGTGGCCGATCTCCGCGAGCCGTGCCCATAATGCGCTGCTCAGTTCCCAGGGGTGCCAGATAGGACACTTGTCGCAGCGATAGCGCGTGTGTGAGCTTCTAGGGCTGGTCTTCACTGTCACGTGCTTATAGGAAGTACGCGGCAGGATGGTGACCGAACACTGCTCACAAACATGATGGGTCTTGCCTGGTCGTGGCTTGTGTGCAGACTTTACATGGACAACTTTAGGCATGGTTTACTACCTCATTTCTTGGGAGTGCATCGACTCTGCCAGGTCCCGGTATGGATAGTCTGATTACCAGTGGGAGTGCTAGCAGTGACTACGGGAACTCCACAGTCTTTAGGGCACTCCCGCGCTACTGGTTTGGGAAACGAAATTGACATGACCACACTACCTTAAGAGTAAATGGATGGTTGGTTAAACTAGTGAGCGGCCCCTGTAGGAATTGAACCCTACTACTCTGCATTGAGAATGCGGCGTCTTACCATTAGACTAAGGGGCCTTATTGCTTACGTGCTGACATTCAACTCCAACGGGGAAATTGAGAGGGAGGTAAGTGGGACACCACATCTCCACTCCACGAATGGTTTGATTGTCTTAGTCATCGTCTTCCCCATTCGTAACCAAGTCTTCGATCGGTCCGAGGGCCTTAACGTTCTCGGATGATCCGAGCCGAGTGAGGCGGTGAGCGCCTTCTAGGGCTTCGCCCCATGTCTTACCGCAGTCTTGCTCAATCTGTGCTTCGCGCAGTGCATCCAAGGCAGAGATAGTGAACATCACCTGATCAGTGCGGAAATAATCCGCCATCCAGTACGACGTTTCGGTGCAGCCGTCCAGAGCCGTAACGTCCAAGCCGATCCGGCTAACGAAATGACCGACCAAGCACGACGGTTCCCCGTGGTGCACGTAGACACATGCAGTCCAGTCATTCTCGGGACAGGACACCCTCTCGTACACGTAGTCAGCGCCGTACTCGGCGATGATCTCTTCCAGCTTCTCGATGACTAGTTCTTCCGTAACCTCGATCACAACTCCTCCTTCTCGTTTTTTGCTTCAGGTTCACGTCATGCAATATGGGCACTTGACGCTATCAGCCTGTACTATGTCCATCTCACACGCCCCCATTCCCATTGCACCCAGTGCAAACGGTGAGCCCATCGTTTGTGTCTTGTCCAGTTGAGCCTGAGCCACCACAGAATGTGCACGTGATCCTAGGCATTGTTCTCCTCTTCATCATGTAATAGCCTGAGCACACTCAGCTCTACCTCTGAATATGGAGCGTCGATAGGCATTCCAGCATCCGGGTATCCGTTATTACGTAGCCACTTGTTTACGCGATCGTCCTCGCCTGGCTCATACATGAATGCGATCAGGTGGTGCCAGCAGAAGTCAGCCGCTCTAGCAAAGCCCGCTGGAGTGATGTGCCAATCAAGCATAGAGATATGCCATTCGGCTTGGAGCTTGCACCGTGCACGGTCCTGGATACCACGCGGAGGATTCTTGTCTTTTGGTCCCCAATTGTAGAGGTCTCTCAGCGCTACCGCTCCCCATTTGATACCGTCACAAGGCACCGCAACCTTACGGCGCAGTATCCAGGGCATCCGGGCGACTAACTCTTTACGCTCTGCCAGTGACAGCAGCTTTCGTTCCTCAGTCATCCGTCTACTCTCCGTTCCAGTAAGGCTGCCCGTCATAGGCTGCCAGTAATGCAGCCGTCTTTGTCTCTTTCCGTTGCCATTCCTCTACGTCCATCCAGCCGATATGGTATCTTTCGGCAGCGAGCATAACGAACACATCGTTACTTGGATGGTGAACATCTATGGCAGCGTGCTATCCCAAGTTCTTACCAGGCTATCCGACCACCGTTTGCCTATTCAGTTGTGAGTGACGGTGATGCGGGTCAGTTGCATCCTGCACGACCAACTAGCCCTACATATAGCGTGCTGACCCATATCCTTACCGGGCTATCCGACCGTCACCTACCGGCCATGTGTAGATGAGAATTATCCACTCAAAATACATTAGGTGTTCGCCCACTTTTTCTGCTGAGTCAGCCACCGCTGGTGTGCTTCCTTAGCAGTCCTGACAGGTACCCCGAACTGGTCAGCAATAACCGCCCACGGAACAGGATCTGGCCCGCTCCTCATCTTAGTCATTCGCTGCATCTCTAGTGTGGTCCATTCACGCTGAGCCACTAGCTTACCTCTTTTCCAATTCCGTCTTGAGTAGATACGGAACCACACAAGTTCAGAATTCAGAGTTCCTAGACTTGTGTGGAACCGTTAACGACTCAGTAGGTCAGAGTGCCGTCCCCGATACCGGCCTTGAGCTGATTCTTGCTGTCGGTACTGAGTTCCTTCCATTCCTTTGCGAATGCGGTCAGTCCATTCCGAACGTCATCGCTCACGGTGCCGTTGCCAATCTTGAAAAAGTCGGCGACCTGCTTGATAGTTGCGTCGGCCATTGTATTTGCCCTTCTAGTGAGTTAGTTATTTGGATTAGCTAGTCTGGTCGATTGATTCCAATAGTGGATGGCAGTCCCACTCGACAACGTCGCGGGTTACTTGCTTCACTGGTGCCGATTCGTAGTCAGTAACCTCAACGGTTTCCTGACCAACTACCCTGGCAGTACAGACGGACTGGCGATTAGTAAAGAGCGACACTTGTTCCGCTCCCACTACAGCCATGTTAACGTAGAAAAACTCTCCCTTTGTGTTGCTTGTCTGTCTTGGCACCGTGCTTACGCGCAAGCTGTGCGAAATCATGAAGATCACGCGCCGGATTATCGGTGTAGGACGAGACGTAGATAGCACCCAGGGAGAGAACCACACACTCAGCGAATTCCGGACTGTCAGCACACATCGCCGCTAGGAACTCAATAGTCTTCTGATCTTTGGTCATTGTTTGCCCTTCCTGGCTCTGTAGTCGATTGTGAAGCGGTGTAACCACCTAGGTCAGGTGGTTACACCGGACGTAGTTTTTGACGTCTTTCTAATCGAGTTCAGGGCCAACATGTGCTTACATGCATACGGACCCATACCCTCGCGTTGAATGCCGTAGTAGAAACTCGGACACGTACAGGAGACCGGAGTGTAATCTGCTACGGTCACGACATACCGAGAGTTTGGATCTGACTTGCTCTGCACCATTTCGTACCGTAGGAACAGCATGACTACTCTCCTCAATCGTACGTCATTTGCGGTCGGCCGCGCGGTAACCGCGCAAGACAAAGTCTTATAGTTATGCCCGGTAAGCGCCGGGCACGCTTCCCTAATTTGTAGCCTTCTGCCTACGGTTTGGATTACACAAACAAAAAGAATGCTACCGCCAACTAGTTGATTGGGCTTGCATTACTTGTTCTCCCAAGAGTTGATAACAATTCCTTCAAGGTGAGGCGGCAGATTGTTATCCAAGTCAAAGTAGAGCTTTACGTCCTCACGAACAGAAACTTGCGGACCGTATTCCTGTTCCCACAGCTCTACATCCACGATGAGTGTGTAACTAGGAATACGTACCTTTAGTAGCTTCCCCATTAATCTCTCCTAGTACTGCATATGTTTTGTTAAAGAGTGGCGGATAGCGGAGTTGAACCGCGTGCAGCCTATGACAGCGGCACCCATGACCGGCCGATCTTGGTTATCATTCGGCAGTATCCGCCATGCTGTGGACACTTACGCGGTCCACTTACGTCCTTTCTACGTCAGTCTCATTGGGACTACGCGCGGTGTTACCACCGCGCCCGCGAAATCCGACGAACACCCCGACGCCTGAAGGCAATCACAATGCATATCATCACGAGGTCGAATACAGCCGGGATCCACAGCGGCGAAAGAACCCACCACCACGACCAGCCGATTACGTGTCCGAGCTTCAAGCCAACGAATAGCACGGTCAGAAGTACGGTAAGCATTTCCACTTTTAGTTCTCCTAAAGTTCATTGGGACTCACGGACGGGCTAAGCTATTACGTCAGCTCTTGTCCTCGCAGGCAGCAATCGTGGCGCCGCAGTCCAAGCAACTGACCAGTACGAGGGGACCGATCGTTACAGACGTGGTGTTGGTATGTGGGCATGACTTAGACATGACTTGCTCCTAGTTGGTGTTGGGACTCACGGACGGGGGAGCACTAGGCTTTGTAACCTAGTGCTCCGAGAGGGTAAGGGTTCAGCTGGTGGTCGCTAGCACCAATCACGGCCTACTAGGTCTCCCTCTCCTATCCACCCGTTCCGAAGAGCGGGTGAATTCCAGCGTTGGAGGAAGGGTAGCGGCGATACCGTTACCACTGAGGTCTAATACAGATTGTACTACCGGCATTTAACGGTAGCCTACTGACGCCTACTGGGAATTATTACGGATTCTCGCCGCTACCCTTCGGTGTGCTCACTTGCTGATTGAATAGCGCGACGGTGGCAGGTACATTACCAGGTGTTGGGCTAACTTTCTCTCTAACTCGTTCCTCTTGCGGCTGGCTAGGACCGTGCAATAGACAGGATCGGATATCCCTGCCACGAAGCCATTTTCCGTTACTTTGTGCACGCTGCTATTCAACCCTTCCCCGGTAATCCCCACGGTAGGGGACGGATGCGGGGGAAGTCTAAGACACGTCAATAATGCGTGACGGATCTACTCAGTTCTTGACATTGGCAATCTTCGAGTAGACGAAGAGTTGGACACCGTTACCGGTAATCATCACCGGCACCGCATCTGTAGCGAACTCTTCCGCTTCCTTCATTGCCTCATCGAACGTGTTGGTAGCGCTGACCAACTTAGCGCCCATCCAAAGAAAATACATGTGATTCTCCGTTTCCGTTCGTACGTTGATGTACGGAACTTGTGCCTTAGCCCGGAATCGAACCGGGATCAAATCGAGTACCTGTCCTGAGAGAGGGGGAGATAGACCTCTCTGCCAATACCCGTGTGATCGGTCTAGGTAAACTAGACTAGACTATCTAGACGGGTGTTAGACACCGTGCTCTGCGCTCAAGCGGGTTACTCGATTTGCTCTGCCATTGAGCTACTAAGGCTTGCAACGTGCTGCACAGGTTAGTTCTTGAGGTTCGAATTCTCGTAGCCGGTGCATTCGCAACAGCCATCGATGACGTACTCGCTGCACTCGGTACACATGTTATTCTCCGTTTCCGTTGAGCTACTAAGGCTTGGTGGCTCTCCGTAGAGATACGGAAGGCTGACAGACAATCTGGCGGATACTGCCGAATTGGCAGTGTGTCAACACCCTGGCGCGATGATAGCGACTTATAGGCGATTAGCTGTCAGCAACCGTATTGCTACGTAGTGATTACATGTTCTGGTCCTCTTGCCTCTCCGGTAATCCCGACAGAACGGGACGGATGCGGGAGAGGCAGATTGTGTAGCCGTTCCTCACAGCGGCACTGTGTAGCTAGGTGCGCTTCCGAGACAGTGGCTAACTAACTGGCATTTTTGCCCTAGGAGTAAACTCCGGGGCTACGCTCGCAGCGGTTCGGTATAACCCTTAGCTACTGGGGCGAACCGTAGATTCTCCCTCTACGGAGGTTTAAATTTGGTAGCTTGCCCGGAATCTGGGTCACCCTGGTCAATTCGCCTGCTGCGGGCCTGCCAGCGGTTCGAATATCCCTCGTGTCTCCGGGGGCCTTGCTTGCCTTACAACGAGAACACTACGGCTGGTCTGCGGTACTGTCAAGGGTTTTTCGGAAAATTTCCCCCTGATACAGAAACTGGCCTCTGACCAGGGACTTTAGGGTTCCCTTAGCAGTCACAGGCCAGCTTCCAGATTGCCTAGCGCACGTACGCGCGTAGGTCACTGGAGACGCACGACGTCGCGGGAGTTGCTGTAGTTACCAGGCTTACGCGGTTCGAGCAGCCGCTCCACCTCTGCCAGGTCATCGACGGTCCAACATGCCCTGACAGCGCGTTCGATGGTTCCGATCCTCACTGCCAGCGCTGAGGATGCTCTGGTGTCAGGTTCAGCGTTGAATGCAGTCAGCGCGGTCAGGAGGGCTAACACGCAGCCGACCAACAGTGCAGCGCCAGTGATGCCTACCCACCACGGCACTGAGAGCTTTGCTGCAACGATCAGGGCCAGAGATCCCAGGATGCCGCTCAGTGCTCCCAGCTTTGCCCACAGAGACGAATCGTCGTGCGCACCCTGTCGGTACTGGTCGGCCTCTTGGTTGGCCTTGCCCCACTGCTCATAAAGCCCTATCAGGACTGGCCGTGCTACCCGGTAGGCAGTCCAGCGGTAATTAACTCCATCTGCCTCGTCCTGGTGCCGCTGGTAGAGGTAGCTACCAGATTGAGCTGAGTCGCGAGCACGGCGCATCTGGGCAAGCTGCATTTCTAACTCGCTGGTCTCTTTATCCCACTCGTCCATGATTGCCATGGTGGCACTGCTCCCTTTCCGTGACCGCGCGAGGCAAGCCACTACACGTACACCTTTCCTACTACCCCCGGGGGTCTGCGGGCTACACATCGGCGTTCTGCCCGTTAGGAGGGGGTGTCTGGCTACATGTGTAGTGCACGTGTAGCCCTCCTCGGCAGGAGACGTGTAGTGATCAAGTGTAGGGGCATGGCCCGCGCGGTCACAATGAGTAGTATCTGTCATCTTCTGTCTTACTTATTACTGGCGGTTCGCACTTCATGAGATCACCCAATATGTTAGTAACCACATTAGGGTTACGCACAATATCGTTAAAGTCTTCCTTTAGCTTGTCAATAATTTCCCCTCTAGACATCGGATTTCTACCGTTAATGTCATTATCTACTACTACAGCCTGTACTCTTGCTGCCCGTGTTGTGTATTTATCGGCAGTTGCTGTTACTTCGTGACCGTTGGATGCTTGAGTCTCGATTTGTGGGCTGTAGCTTTCAACCTCGGTATAATTACCGTCACCGTTGTTGGCTTCGTGCTTATTAGTTTCGTACGCTTGCATACGGAGGAATTTGGTTTCAGCTTCCATCAGTTCGGCTTCACTAGCTGGGCTAAGTAGGCTGTTCATAGACGTAGGGACCACCCCCGCTACCGGAGTATTCGTAGCGGTCTGCGGAGTAGTCAGGTAATCAAGAAATTCCTCTGTGACGTACTGGTGTCTGTTGGCATAGTCCTTCCCGAAGGCTTGTGCAGTACCCTCGTCAACCTCATGTGGAATGTCTCTCCGGGACCAAGATATATCGCTTAGTGTCAATCCATCATGTAGCTTGCGCTTACCAGGGTCCTGAGCGTAAGGAATACGCAGTTTAAGGATAGGATTACCGGGACCCAAATCAGCCCAACACTCCCCAGTATTGGCAGGGATATCCAAGTCATACCTACCAGTGACACGTCCAATAGAGAGGTGATCACGAATACGGAATATAAATGCGAAACCCATCATTGCGGCAGTGGTGCCCCCCTCGTCGCCTAGGTTATCCTGAGTATCGCGTTGAGTGGACAACCACTCATACATATTAGCTCCAGCCGTTCCCCTGGCAACATCAGCTATAAGAGTGCTAGCGCCTTTCTCCTCGCCCCCGTAGATAGCCTTAACCATTCTGTTCTGCACTAAGTAGGTAACCTCATCGAGGATAAGAATTCCGGCAGGAAGGTGCTCACGCTTGGAGACCGGCCGAATGTTCATCCGGTAGGCAGCACCATTAAGAAATGCTGCAATCATGTTGCACACGTCCTGGTGTCCGTGTGCAATCCAATCAATAGGAGCCTTGATCCCGGTGTCTAGGTATGGCTCTACCCATGCGGAGACGAAATCCCACAGCTTCCACACACCGCCGATCCAGATGAAACAATCAGGGCACCGCGTCGCATGGGCAAGCATGATGTGAATCAGGCTGGACTTACCGCTAGTACTTGCTCCGATGACCTGGCCATGCTGGAGGAGATTCATCTGTGCTGGCTTCCTGTTGGTCCGGTAGCCAACGGTGCATAGTTCGCCAATAGACGTAGGAATAGACCCGTGTTTGTCCAAATATGGAATTACCTTAGAGGCAAACTCTGCTGACTCATAAACAGTAATGAGGAAGCGCCCGGCCTGCCCAGTTGGCTCGACAACTACCTGCCCTTTATCTACTGGCTCTCGACTAGCAATGCTCAGCGCTGTAGCAATAGACTCGGCAACCTCGCCAACTGGAAAACTATACTTAGGCATTTCCTCTCACCTCCTATGAGACGCAATGAACACTCTAACTAAGTGTGTAACTCAGTCAGCGTACTACTCTGAACCGCAGTAGCAATCCTCTTCGTCGTAGTCAACATCGTCATCGTCATCATCGCACCCACTATCTGCGCACTCATCCGCCTCCTCTTCAGTGTTGTACTCTGAACCGCAGTAGTCGCATTCCCAGAATGTGTGGCCTTCGTCGGGATCATCGTAGATTCTCATGGTTTAAGTATCACTTTCCAGTTGCTGGAGTTTGAACGAGGAGTTGCCTAGCTATTTGCGATCCAGTATCTGGGTCCGTAATCTCTTCACTACTGATGATACGGACTCCTGGGTGTCCTGCCTTAGTAAGGATAGGGCGGAACTTTTTGACAGTTGGGTTATCCTCTACACTATTGATTCTGGCTACTTCTACCACGTTTGTTTCAACGATTTTTTTCTTAGGTCGGCTTATCCAGTATTCCTCTCCTCGGCACCCCCAGTACGTTGCAATGCAGATAATAGGCATTGCTATGGAGAGCGCAATCCAGAACGTAGGAACACAGACAAATACCAACGTCCAGACAATGAATGCTAAAGCCGCAATCCTGATGAGAGCTGTAATTCTGTCTATCTTCCTGTCCGGCAATTCGTGGAACATGTCAGTATTGCGAGTCACCTGGCCTATAGAGGCCAGAATGATAAACCCAGCAGTACCTATTGCAACGGCAGTGATCCACCACTTGACCCCATAGATAGTAGGGATCACTGCCGCTGCCACACTCAGCGAACTACCGAATATCGGCCAGAACATTTTCCACTGCATTTCTAGCTCACCCACTCACCCTAGTATTGCTAGCTGCTGATTACCAAATTACTCCACTGCTCGGCTATTACCCGCACTCGAAGCAATAGCAGCGTGCCCAGCTGTCAACGCTGCTCTGTTCCGCGCTACGTCTTCCAACGCAGCCGCGCGCATTAAATGGCCTTGGGCGGCAGCGTGCAAATCTGGGTCATTAGACTGCAAATACGTCCCGGCGATATTCCTCTCCCTATTCGCTGCGATAATGTGTTGCACTGCTGAATGATTGGTGTGCCCAGCAGAATTGATATGTGTTGCTGCGACCGGCTGTCCTGTCTGTGCGTCTTGGACGGGACCGTTGGAAGACCTTGTAGCCATTGCATTCTCTCCTGCCTCTGTTGGTTGTGTGTCCTGCCCGTAGGCACCGCTCGTTAGGTGCTGAACCGACGGACCTAGTTCAGTAGTACTATTGATTGGCCCACCGTGTGGGTGTTCTCTATCAGGTCGGTGAGACCATACTCTACTCGCTCCTGCTGTATCGTCTTCACTTCCATCATCTACGCTCTCGTGATATCCGTGGTCCTCACCCCTGGTATCGGTAGCATTGCGGCTATTGGTGGGGATTCCGCCATCTACGTAGGTTCTACGGTGGCTTCGGTAGTCGGGTCCGGTGGCAGTCCACCAATTGCGCCAGTCTCGCCTATTCTGCCGTCCATTATTCCAGCGGTTACGCCTGCGCTGCCACCATGACGGGTTAGTGTTTGTATTGGACGTGCTTCCAGCAGTGGGAACATTCGGAGTGTTCTGCCCACCACCTGAGCCTGAACCGTTGCCGCCCCCAAACCAACGCCATGGCTTATACCAACTTCTACCCTTAGTTCCACTATTACCATTATTACCATTCCCGCTGGTGTTATTGTTACGCTTGCGATCTCCACCGTTTCCGTTTCCGTTACTGCCACTGCTACTGCCCCAGTTAAATGGATTCCAACGTCCGCCACGATGGCGCCGGTTAGGTGAATTATTATTCTTAGTGTTAGGACTGTTAGGCCCACTCGTCGGTCGGCTAGTAGGGTTGGTGGCGTTGTTGGATCGGTTACGCCTGCGGAACGGATTCCAACGGCTACGAGGGTTCTGAGGGTCGGTATTGCGGGTCCGCCGTCTGTCCCTACCAGGTGGCCTGCCAGTAGGGTTCTGTGGGTTCCTAGAGCGTGTTCTTGACGTATCTCTGTCCCGGTTCCTCCTGAAGGGATTACGCCGACTGCCATCCGGGTTTCTGAACGAGCTACGCCGAGTACCGTCCGGATTACGCCGGAATGGATTTCGACTCCGGGAATTGGAGTTCCTACCCGGCCCACCTGGGCCGTTAGCACTCCGATTGATCGGGTTGCGTCCGTTGCGATTCCTATTAAATAGTGACCTGCGCTGCCTCTGATTAGTACCGTTTGAGTTCGTCTTGTTAGGTGCCTTCTTGGATTTCTTTTTCATGTACGCGCGCACCGCGAGGAAAATCAGGAGCAGTACACCGGCAATCAAGCCAATAACGAGAGCAGCAGTCTTATTGACGAACCATAACCCAATAGCTATCACTACGAGCAGAATTGGAACGATCAACCACAACGCACGAGCATGCTGGATTCCAGTTGATTGCAGAGCTGCTACCTTATCCTTACCCTGCAACGGCTTATTAACCGGCTTACCATCCGGGCCAATAGCAGCAGTTTCAGATTCATCAGGAATCTTGTCGAAAATAGACCCGCTATTACTGCTATTACCTCCATTAACGTTCGAACTAGTGGACTCCGCACGATTTTCCGTAGGAGAGTTCTCTGCCTTGGATAACGGTACTGATACCGGTTGTCCGTTAGTGCTCACTATCTGCCCTCCTATCTGGGTAGGCCGGAATCCGACCGGCTCTGTCTGCTGTGATGCTGACACTCTATACTGTAGCCTATAACACGGGCAGGGGGAAACAGGCACCACCGATAAGAGAGGTCGCCGGATGAACGTCACTGCGCAGTCCTGGCTACTCGGAGCGCAGCTCCGCAGGCTGAGGGAGCAGGCTGGATTAACTGCCAAATACGTCGCGGAGACCTGGCTACAGAGATCTACCAGTTTCGTTTATTCGGTAGAAGGTGGATATCGGACACTTAATAAGTTGGAGTTGGAAGGGCTAGTGAGTACAGCCTATGGCAGGCCGGATGCTATCAAAAGGTTAGAAGACTTGCGGTCACTTGTCTCGGAAGGTAAATCAACTCGTGATAAGTCTACCAAGTACCCGGATTCGATGATGTTTCACGAACTACAAACGAATGCTACGCAAGTATTCGACTTGTCTATCGAGTTGGTTCCCAGCCTCTGCCAAAACGAAGAGTACTCAATGGCGATGATGCGTATGGCTGGAAGAGACAACGAAGAGTCTCAGCAGTACACAAAGTCTAGGTTAGATAATCAGGTGAGGCTATTGAGCATGGATAGCCCACCAGATATCCACCTTACGGTGACGCAGGGAGCTCTGGATCGAGCATTCAGAGTAGATGGGCAGATTGCAAAGCTAGTCGAGAGGGCAGAGCACCCAGCCATCACACTCCGGATGATACCCACATCAGCAGGCGTGCACATGTTCAACAGTAGCTTTACCGTACTGCGCTTCCTCGACCTACCCAGCATTCTATTTCACGATCTGGTGACTGGCGGCGAACTGATAGACGACAACAACGATGTAGAGCACGCAATGACCAGGTTAGCGCAGACTGAACCTATCCTGATGAGTGCAGAGGAAACTCTAATCAGACTCAGGCATATGGGCGGGTAACTTCCGTTAGTACAAAGAAACACACTGCCTGTCTCGCCTAGGCAGTGTGTTTCTTTGTAGGGGTAGTACCGAGGTGGTTTTTGGTCCGGTCGGTTGGGGTTTGGGGTTTGGGGTTGGTTCAGGTACCACCTCCTTTCTTAGGCCCAATCAGTTAGACCCTAGGCCATGAACTTGCATTAGTGGATCACCAGTAGAGGCGATTTTCAGGTACTGGTGTGTTGCTACAGCGACCAGGCGATTGCCAGCATCCTTATCATTGTTGGCGAGGAACCGTTGAATCGTCTCGAACTGGAGGTCTGGGTTTCTGTCCAGACAAGACTGCATTGCAGAGACATAGCATTCGGCCGGCTTTACGTACTCCTCCGGTAGTTTGGTCGGTCCCTTCGTCACGACAAACTTAGGGTTTGGCACGCTGCTGGAGGATATAAGAATCTCAGCTGCCATACTGATACCCAAGGTAGCTAGTACTTCTAGGTCATAGGTATCCTTAGTAATAGACCCGGCAATGATAGTAGCCGCTGCCAGGGACCCGCCAGTAGAGACAGCATAATCGTGGAATGCTAGACAATCTCTGAAGCACTGCTCACACATCGAGTCTCCCATTTGGTTGGCGGTACTCATGTAATGTGTCTGCTTGCTCTCGGCACAGCTTGGCTAAGTCGAGAGCCATAGACCGTTGGGCTTCATCCTTTGAGGTTCTAGCGACCTTATCCCAGTTCTTAGCATCTTCTACCAATTGCTCTGCCCTCTCTATCTGTCTACTCACTGGAGACTTTATCCAACTGGCAATAGGATAGATAACGACTATATAGACCAGAGCGAGTGGCCAAAAGAATATGTGTGCGAGTGTGAAGATCCAGTAGGTCCCGTCACGAGTCAGTGAATCGGTCTCTTCTGAATTTCTCCAGATTACTTTACTTCGTATTCTGGCTAGAATGCACCCAACACCTAGATAAGCTATCGGAGCTTCTACTAGATCGAGTACCCAACCCATTACTTCTACCTAGTCCAATAACCGTAGACACATCGTGTCCCCCCGCGTGAGGGATTTCCGGTATCGCGAATAGTCCCATCCACAACAGCCACTATGTGTCTAGATACCTTAGCAATGAGAGTGTCAACATTTGGTAGTTCGTGTGGAACTAGGTGGACCTTGCATCCAGAACCAATGAACATAGTAGGTGTCCATGTCCAGCCTTGATCTTCGAGGAACGCGCGTGTGGTCGGCTTGAATATGCCCTTCCGCGCCGATGAACGGTTAGCACTGTCTAGTGTTCCTTCCACAATCTCGACAAACTTATTGATCTCGTCATAGACAGTCTGGTAATCCATACCGCTAGCAATAGCGGTTGCCCTGGTAACGCAATCGCCAGCACTGCCCCTATAACCTGCCGCTACGCGGCCGCCATCATCATACTTGAATGGGAAGAGCTTAGGTTGCTTGCGAAAGATATTAGTGATCACTCCTAGTCACTTCCAATCAGGGAGTTTTGTTTGGGCACTCGGGATAGTGGGCGCCGATCGTACACGCCTTGAATGTACCGATATCTACATTCTTCGTGACAGTCTCCCCCGTGTCGTCGTCTCGGTATTGGATGATGCGTGCGCAGTTGGGTTCGTCCATATTTATGCATCTGGACTCTTGGACGTATTCTTTCATAGTTGGATTCCAGACCGCCTACTAAGCTCCTGCTGGACGGTATCAGGAATCATACCGTCCTCTCCGCTAGCTCCAGGTGTTCCGTGGTGCTCACACGGGCGTACTCCATTCCATCCGTGATTACGGCAGTGAGAGTCATAAGGGAGATCTCTACACGAACAGCAGTAGCAAGTAGTGCGCTCTACTTCATACCAGGCAGTTGCTGCAACCGTACGTCGCATCCTGTACCCTACGCACTCAATTTCCTCTTCCCACTGGCTCAACTCCGTAGTCAAGGCGTTAGGTCTGACTACTTCTAGTCCATCCTTATTCCTCATTGCTGTCCAGACCTTCCACATAATCAGTAAGACGTTGGATAATTCGAGTTGCCTCGCCGACGCTGAGCCTACAACCACCACGCAGCATAGGCGTATCGATGAGTGGAGTTACTAGGTCGTTATCCTCTACTAGGCTGTCAGTAAGTTCTTTACGCAGAGCGCTAAGAAACTCAACGGTGTGGAGGCTGGCCGTAATAGACCTCTCCTCAGCAAGGATTAGTGCAGTAACTTCGCTGATGTGCTTCTTAACTTCCGTTCTGTGATGGCTCACAATAGTGGAACTCATCGCGTACCCACTTCCCACAACACCCTTTAATGCATTCAGTCTAGATGGTTATCTAGCCTGCTGTCCGGAGCAAACTGGCACGATCAGTCATCGCATGGATGGTTCTGGTGGTTCATCTCGCAGTAGTCGTGATGCTCGCCCATCGGGCCTGGGTCACACGAGCACTGAGCAGCGTCCTGAGTATTGGACTCACTTGCATGTCCAATGATGTATTGGACTCTATGTGCGAGTAATGCTCTGGACTCGCACACGTAAGCAATAGCGAGAGCTAGATTAGTAGCCTCTCCTATGCTGGACTCACTGGCAATCTCCGACATATTGTTTACATTTACCACACTTCCACGTTCGATGGTATTTGACCAGACAGCTGAACCATCGCTCTCTACGTGCACAACGCGGTACTTCGGAGTGGCACGCTGCCAGGATTGATTATCAGCTCTCGGAACGAGGAAGCCTGTAACCATGTATTTGCTACTGTCGCCGGTGAAGTCAACTCGCCGGACAGTGTGACCTGTCCAGCGACTTCGGTTGTATCGACGGTCTGGAGTTTGTGGAGAAATGCAACCGTAGCGAGCAAGTACACCCTTTAATTTACTGATAGTGATTTGCGACCAGCCGACGCTATCGGCCATTGTCGAGAATAAATCTATCGCTTCCTGCGGGGGGCATAGCTCAACGGAGCATCCCTCTGGCAGGTCACCCAGTGCAGAAAGTACTCCTGAGTGTGCCAGTGCATTTAGAACTGAATAATACTGATCGTGTCGTAACTCTAATGCGCTCATAATCTGGCTAGGTTGCTCACCACTAGCCAGACGCACGTAAACTTGGTCTTCTACTGTCATGTCCAACACAGTACAGCAGGTACACAGTAGTGTCAAACACTTCACCCGTCCTAAACGACTGCGCTACCTGTTCGTGATAGCCATTGAATTTGAATCCTTACGCTAGATTCTCGTTATAGACAACTCCTGGCCTACCACTGAACCATGCTGTAGTGATCGGTGACTTAACCTTGCACGTGACTACTAGGTGGCGCAGTAGGTGCCTGAGACTGTCTCTAGCGTGCTGCATTCCCTTGGTCGGCGTATACCAACCAAGGGCCTGCAACTTAACGTCCTTGACAAACCACAGAGCTTCCGACGCGCTCTGTGCGACGATCTCGATAGTCTTGTCTTGCCTAGCTGCGAGATTGAGAACTCCGATATACTCTCTGGAGATCAAGACTAGGCGGTCTCTATTGGTTCTCATCTCTAGTAGGCTCTCTAGTGCTCCTATCACCTCACTGAGCTTACGCATATTTCCAGTCTTCAACTTGCTAATGAGGCCGTCTACTGCCCTGAATACTTTGTCAGATCCGTAGTCCTGTCTAAACTCGAACTGTTCATAAACTATGACCAGGTGACTACCCATACTCTGGGCATACTTGGATAGATCGATAACTACGTTCATTAGTTCCACGTAGTGTGGGCCGGGTCCTAATTGTGCGCACTGAACTTTTCCACTGAACGGTGAGTACCAGGAATATCCTGTAGTCCCACCTGGGTCGAATGCGGCGATGACAGCTACTGGCTTGTCTGTCTCACCCAGTGGCAGCGTCACTCTCACTGACTTATTGTTGACTCTCGCTGTTGACATTGAATCCTTCCAATCAGGGTAAGAACTTCGTGTACTCACAGACTGGACACCAAATCATTTTTCGCGTTCCATAATCAATCATTACTGAACGCCATTTCAGATCGTGTGTGCACCAAAACCCAAACCGAAGGCGGAACGAGATCATACACCACTCGTTGAGTAGCCATATTATCAACTCCAACACCTTCTATTCTTTTACTCAGCCCAGCTCCTTCTACGAGACACCCTCGTGGCAGTCATTCCTACCTTTCAGTTCTGTCCTATATGCCTTGCTGAGTGGATTAAATGAACAACTCGTGATAGCTAGTGGTACTCCCATATGCTTCGGTGAGGAAGGTTTTCTTTGCTTCCCTGTACTGCCAGAGTTCCACGTCCATGTATCCGATATGAAACATCTTGCACGCTAGCTCAGTGAAGTAGTTATGCCTACTCCAGATTAGTCTGCCCCCATTATGGATAGAGGCCATTATCTTGTGATCATACATATCAGGAGTCCTGTCTGTCGATTGGGTGGGTAGAGAGTGCCTACAGTACAGCACCAGAACAGTAGTGTCAAACATGGGTTCGCATCTCTAGGATGGCCGCACGATTGAATCTGCTGTGTTATTAGGCGGTCTTCTGTTCGGTCTCAGTATTATTAAGAACGTGTTGCATAAGTTGCTTACCGAGGTGGAAGCTGAATGCTGGTGGTATAGCCTCGTTCAGTTCGGCCTTAGTCATCCAATTGATACCCATTGCCACGCTTCCCTCAAACAGGTCGTTGCCCCCCAATAACTGCCCACCACCGAACACTGGCATTACTCCACTCTTCCTGTAGTAGCCAGCGCTAGAGCATCCTGGTCCAGTCCATACCTTGTAGCATGGTAGATAATCCTGCCAATCGTGATCACACCCAGTACCCACTAGTTCTATGTTCGACTCTATTAACCTATGGCGCCTTACCCTAAGCCCAGTACCTGACCCACACAGCATTATTGGATTTATAAGGTCTTGGCGTGCTCCCTCTACATTTTCCAAAATGTAAGGCAGACCGGAATGCAGAGCTATAGTTCGTAGTGGGACGATTAGTGCCGGGTGTGTGTGTGTGTGTGCCTGTACTTAGTAATACTATAGAACTGGCACGGCGGCGCTAACGACACAGCGTCGGCAACCTCCGCTAACCAAAGAGGGTCTATATCGAGAGCGTCGGCCTGTATGAATT